AGGTATTTCAACGAGGAGCACATGTGGAAACTGATGCCTGGACCGGGGGCCTACGATGATACCGGGTCGTGGCTGCTCCAGGCAACCCTGGATGCTGGTCTTCCCGGCCTGGAGGTGTACATTGATGACTACATGATACACTACGGTAGCGCCAGTTGGGGTGGAAATCGCAGTCTTATGGAGGACCAGTGTGCTTGGCTCCTGAAAAACAAGGAATTATGGGAATAAAAGTGAGAATCAAAAGGAACAGAGACATCAGGTTTGACTTCAACTGCGACGATGCGTCGGTCCAGGAGTTTTTGAGGGGCTTGGTTCCAGAACTGACGGAAGAGCAGAAGCGGAAACAGGCAGAATCAGACAGGAAGAGGGCCCTTCTGGAGGAGGCCATCTGGAAAGAGGTGGCTGAAAATGGCTGGAAGGACCTTGATGGGAACGATATTACGCCAGAGACGCACGAGATTGGGTACGAATACGGAGATCCGGACAAGGACGGCATGTGTTGTGCTAAGGAAGTGTGGATTCGTCCGAAAATTTCCGAATTTGAGCGAAAATAGCCGATTTTGGTACGATTTTTGCCTGAAAGTGTGCTAAAATTGCCGAAAAGTGATGGATACGAGTTTTCAGAAGACAGTGGGTACCGACGAGTGGGGCACCCCGTGGGAGATAGTGAACGCCCTGGGTAAGTTCGACCTGGATCCTTGCGCCTGCGAGTGTAATGCGAAGGCTGAGACCTTCTTTACAAAGGAGCAGGACGGCCTCTCCCGGGAGTGGTTCGGGCGCGTGTGGTGCAATCCGCCTTACAGCCAGCCTCTCCTCGGCCAGTTCTGCGCGAAGATGGCTGAGTATGGGAACGGGATTCTCCTGATCTTCGCCAGGACTGGTAACAAGGTGTGGCAGGAGAGCGTGCTGCCGAAGGCAGACGCCATCCTATTTCTCCGGCGCCGGGTGCGATTCTGCCTTCCTGATGGGGCCCCGGGAGGAAGCGCCGGGTGCGATTCTGCCCTTGTGGCCTACGGGTACCAAAATGTCGAAGCCCTTAGGAATTCTGGACTGGAGGGAACTTTGGTCGTGATGGGTAAGACGGAATGGATTGGAAAATGAGAAATTATTAGTATATTTGCGACCGATGACGCAGGTGAGTAAAATAGCATGTGGCGAAGAGGAACTGTCCTCCGTGAAAGCCCAGGTCCTTGAGGAACTGAAAGAAAAGATGTGGAAGGAGGTCTGGAAGGAGAACATAGACCTTCCACAGGCTAAGATTGAGGTTCGCAACCTCGGTGACGGCCTGTATAAAGTAACCGCAAAGATATGACAGCAGAAGAACTCGCTCAGAGGAGCGTAGATGACATACTCCAGTCTCTTGGCCGGGATGAGAAGACCCTGAACGACATGTTACATAACAAGCAGAGGGGTGGTTGGCGCTGGACTGACGAGGAACTGCGGAAAGAACTGCTCCTGGCGGGCGTTGTGAGGGTGTTGAAGGGACCAGAGAAGCAGACTGACGATCCGAGGATGATGACTCCGGAACACTTGAAGAAGGAGATTGACCTGACGATGGACCGCCTGTTCCTGATGCGCCGTGAGTTGAGCCGGAAGACCGGCGATGTCCCGCAGGGCAGGAAGGATGTGAACTTTGAAAAATACGTGACCGAATAGTTTGGCACAGTATTTGTGAGAGAGAAAACCAAATTTTAACATACTATGGTAACAAAGTACAACGTTTGCGACAAAGTGTCGTATTTCAATGACGCCTCTCAGAAGATTGAGACGAGCACCGTCCAGGGAATCAAGATCATTGCCACCAAGGTCCACGCGACCGAGGAGGGTGACGTCTGCGACGAGCAGGTGGCCATCTACACCCTCAAGAACGGCATCAACACTCCGGAGAACACCCTGTTCCCGAGCGAGGAGGAGTGCAAGCAGCACTACAAGGCTCTGTTCGCTGAGATGTAGCCAGTCACTCCCGGTTCGTCTAACGGTTAGGACGCTTAGCGATATCGCACATGGCAATAGTGGTTCGATTCCACTACCGGGAGCCAGTTTCGCAGTGATGCGATGATTTTGTAAGTTTTGTGTATTTTGAGCGGGAAGCATGGTGGCTATATGCGCCGGTCAGTTAAACCGGAGACGGGGTTCGATTCTCCACCGCTCACGAGGTTTCCGGATGTAAAACGGAGGTTGCAACTCTCAACACCTGGTCAATTAGGCTCATAATATGATGCTTGGTGTCCCTCAAGGTGGGTGATTGGATGGATTTCATAGCCTTCCCGTCAATTAGCGGCAAGCATCGGATGAAAGCGGATCCGGAGTAATGTTCATTACCGCAATTACGGGCATGGGTGACAGCATTGGAAAGACAGCACTTTTATTATATGAAATTAGAGGTTGTTAAAAGAAGACTTACTGATATAGTGACGCTTATGGATAATGGGGTTCCATTGTCTGCTATTGCGAAACGCCTTAATATGAATTATAAGACGTTAAGGGGAAATTTAGAGATTCTTAATGTAGAAATAAAGAAGAACCAATCAGGTAAAGGTCTTCGCAAAGAGGGCAGGAAATATAGGCCAGCATCTTTTTATTTTGATAATTCTCATTATTTGACTGCGCCAAAACTTAGAGATAAGTTGTTCCGAGATGGGCTGAAAGAGCGGGTTTGTGAGTGTTGCGGATTAAAAGAATGGATTGGTCATCCAATTCCTCTTGAGTTGCATCATAAAAATGGAAACCATTTTGACAACTCATTTGAGAATCTTGAGGTTTTATGCTCGAATTGCCATGCTGTAAAACATGGATATTCGGCAAAATAGAGAATAAAATCGCGGCGTGATGCAGTGGTAGCAGCCCGGCCTCATAAGCCGAGAAGTCGCAGGTTCGATCCCTGCCGCCGCTACAAAATAGACAATTTGCAAGTTTGGAATAAAATTTGCATCTTTGCAATCCGCAACCTCAGTTTTGGCACGCTGAGCGCAGAAAGTCAACCCCACTGAAAGAGAGATGTGCCAATGCCCGGTAACGGGTGCTCTCTGGATGTGGGGTTTTTGTTAAAAACCGCAAAAAGTTGAAGTATCAGCACATAATTGACTACCTTGTTGAGACAGCCGGTCCCTCGATTGAGGATGCCGGTCTAAGCGACGAGAGGGTCAATAAGCGCACGGAAGCAGGTCTCTGCAAGTCGTTCCGTCGATACATTTGCGGTGTTGACGGTGACGAGGGATGCGACTACTTCAAGGTGGACGAGGAAGGGATGCTCTACGTCTTCAACGGCAGGCACTATGAGTTGATGCTGGAGGAGACGATGCTGGAGATCATCATCGAGGTGATGGAGAAAAAGAACGTTGGTATCGTGTACCAGACTGGTAGTGCAAAGATTGTCAGGGATTACTGCCTGAACCGCCTAAAGGGAGACGAGCGCTGCAAGTTCGTTCCAAACCGCCAGTATATCTGCTTCCAGAACGGCGTTTTCGACCTGGGCACCATGAAACTGAACCAGTTCGACGTCAAGTACAAGACCGACATCATCCTGGACTTCGACTACGTGTCCGGGGCGAAGTCTGCCCTCTGGGATAAGGTACTCGGAATGACCGTCCCGGACGAGAACATGCGCGAGACCTTCCATCAGTATTGCGGATGCTTCCTGGCCAGCCGGTCGGAGTACAAGATCGAGTATATCACCTTCGTCGTGGGCGAGGGTCAGAACGGTAAGAGTATCATCTGCAAGGCCGTAGTGAACATGTTGGGACCGAATGTGGCCAGCAGCTACTCACCGGAGCAGCTTTTCAAGAGCAGCCAGATGGAGTACCATCTGGCAGATGTCAATGGAAAAATAGTCAATTACTGCGATGAGGTCTCAAACAAGGACTTCTCAGGAGGGGATTTCAAGCAGTTTGTATCTGGAGGCGCCTTTACCGGGCGTCATCCTTATTCTAAGAGGCCGACCAAGGTGGACAAGATCCCGTTGATGCTCTGCTGCGCCAACACCATCCCACCGACCACTGACGATACGGAGGGTTACTTCCGCAGGTTCCTCATCATCCTGGCTCCGAATCACATTGACGATAGGGATAAGGACCCGATGCTGGAAATGAAACTCCAGGCCCCGGAGGTCAAGTCGGCCATCTTCAACTGGGTGCTGGATGGGTACAAGGCTTTCATAGCCAACGGCGGCAAGATTGACATTGCCGGAACCGTGAAGGAGGTTGTGGAGGAGATGCGGAACAATGCCAACTCCCTGCGCCGCTGGATTGACTCCCAGGGCTACGTTGCGGCCACTCCTCAGAGTACCACCGGCTACGGCTGGAAGTCCAAGAGGGAATGGGTGCAGGAGTACGTCCGGTACTGCAACGACTGGAACGAGACACCGAAGAACCAGAAGAGTCTCATCGAACTGTTCAAGAAGATGGGCGTGGCAAGCCATCGCAGGTCGGATGGTATCTGGTACTACATGGAACAGAATATTTCGCCGGAGAGGGAGCCTGCGCAGGACGATCTGCCTGTTGATGATATTCCAGAGGATAAACTGCCGTTCTGATATGGGAAAAGACCACTTTCGCTTTGAATATGATCCGGTCCAGGCGCTGAGGAACTGTCCGAAGCTGCTTGGAATGGAACTGACGCAGCACGGCAACAAACTGGAGGGCGGCTACTACCTCAACGGGGACAAGCACCAGTGGCGCCGGGACAAACTCAAAATCTTCATCAGTCAGGGCACCGTGTGGCTTTCCGAGGAGGGTGGCCCGTCCATGAGTCTCCAGACGTGGCTCATCAACTACGGCGGCGCTGCCGACTATAAGGAGGCGATGCGGATGATTAACGGCCAGTCCCAGGCGATGACCTGGAACCATGAGGTCAGGCAGAAGGCTGTTGAGGCCATCAAGCACGTTCCATGGGAGGCTGTGAATGGTGCTGCGGGTTATGACCTTAAGCGCTGCAATCTTTTCAACTGGATGTGTACCCTGTTCCCGGAAGAGAGGGTGCGCGAGGTTTGGAAGGAATACAATGTGACCACCGATTCTCACGGCAACTGCGTCTATTGGTACGTCAACCAGCAGAACCAGGTGCTTTTTGACAAGCGCATCTTCTATAAGGAGGATGGACACCGTGACCGCAACTTCTTCCCGGGGCGCCAGTATAGGGTGCGGGACGGATATTCTGAGCACTGCTTCTTCGGGGCCTGCCTGCCGGATGATGGGATGAGGGCTTTTGTCGTGGAATCTGAAAAGTCCGCTATTCTCGGACGTTTGTTCTACGGGCGCAGGTTCCTGGCAACCGGCGGCAAGTCGAACATCCGCGAGGTGGATGACCGGATGCTACTGCTCCCGGATATGGACGCCAGAATAGCGTGGGAGGAGCGTGGAGAGGTGTGGCCATGGTGGGAGAAGTGGGGAATCCCGATTGAACAGATCCCGCCCAAGGCTGACATCGGGGATATGATTGAATGGAAACAATTAAACCACAAATAGTTATGAAAAAGATTTGGACAAAAATTCAGAAGTTCTGGCTTTTCCACGTGGCGAATCCCGTGGTCAGAATGGGTGAGGGTCATGGCTTCCGGTACACGTTCCGCAAGTTCTGGCTCGACATCGAGTCAGTCTCGGGAAACTGGAAGGTGCGTTTCCTGGCCAGCGAGCACCCCTATGCGTACCTTCTTGAGAGTGTCAATCAGGAAAATCAAAATCTTTTCGGCTTCGCCGAAACATTGTATTTCCTTGGCGCCACGCTAACCCGCGATCAGGGCCTGGTGAATGACGTGCAGAAGGCGCTCCGAAAGTACGAGAACCGACTGTCGAAGACGGAACTCGAACCCGCCGACGAGGAGCAGCACGCAATCGAGGAGGTGAAGGCCGTCCAGGAATATGTGGATGCAAAGCCTAAGGAGCGCAGAAAAATGGAGCGCGACACCAATGTCCGCTTCAAGAAGGCTGTTGAGGCACAGAATTTGCATGGGTCAAAGTAAAACATCATGAATATGGAAGGAATATTTTACAAACGCGGCTCGAAGTCAGACTTCGCCGGTGTTGAGATCCTTGGGGAGGCAATGGAACTCCCGAGGGTGATTATCGAAGAAATTACGTTCCATGAGACCTTGAAGGTCCAGGGGAAGACGGAGCATGAGCGCTGGACGTGCAAGCTCCAGGGGATTGAAAAGCCGATGCTGCTCAATTCCACAAATCGCAAGCGTCTGGCGAAGAGATTCTGGAATACGATTGTGGCCGACGGAACCGAGTGCCATGGCCGCTTGAACCTACTGACCGGCCTGGGCTGCGCTATCCGTCTGGATTCGGAGCCTTGCCGCGACCCCAGCGACGGTGAGATGACCATTGGCCTCCGTGTGTCGAAGTACGACCCTGACCCGGCGCCTGCCGCACCGGCTCCCGCAGCCAAGAAGGTGATCACCGAGGATGTGCTGGAGAAGACCGTGAACTGGGCGAAGGAGAAGGGCATGACCTTCGAGCAGGTGGCAGAGAAGTTTGACTTCGCCAACGACACTGTGAAGGATGCTGTGGCAGATGCGCTGACGCCCGCACAGGCTCCAGCCGCTCCAGCAACCGACGAGAACGATTTACCTTTGTAGCGTATGGATAAGGAATTTGAATGGAAGCAGAAGCGGTGCGGAATGATTACCGCTTCCGAACTTGGCTCAATCACGAGCGCAAGTGGCAAGATTATTGACGGATGCCTGTCTTACATCCGCTCCAAGCGTTTCGAGCGCAAGCATGGCTACGCTCTGCCGGTTTCGGCGAAGACAATGGACATTGGCAACGAGCAGGAGCCGTATATCTATCAGTGGGCCGTTGCCAACCTTGGTCTCCCCGGCTTGATTTATTCCAAGAATCTGCCGGAGATTCCCTTTTGGATAGCGCCTGATTGCCCTTTGGGCGCATCCCCGGACTCTTATACTCCGGACGAGCGTATCGTTGTTGAGTTCAAGTGCCTGGTTGGTAATACGGCTATCGAGTTCTTCGATGATGACTACACGTCATATTTTGAGAAGAAGGAGGCTGTGTGGAAGGATCACGGGGATCAGTTACTCGGGCAGTTCATCTCCAGACCATCCGTCGAGGAAATTTGGCTCGTGAAGTATATCTACCAAAATGATGACATCATTGAGGATAACGATGATCCGAATGAGCCTTGGCGTGGCACCGTGTTCAAATTTGCGCGGAAGGATTACGAGGAGTCCATTAAGGCCATGAAGGAGCGCATCCGTCTGTTTGACGCGATGATTGACGCCAAGATCAATCCTTCCGAGTTCAAAGTTGGCGATTGGTCTGTTATTGACGGTGAGTTGAAGCAGACCATCGTCGAGAAGCCCGAAAAACCGAAGAAGAAATGAGGACCTTTGACGCAGAGGAAATTCTTGACCTTGACGCCAACTACGTTCGCGTCGATGGTAAGCGCAAGGTGAAGCTCCGTGAGAATTACAACGGCACGTATCGTGCAATTCAGTTGACTGGATGTTCTCTCGGAGACTACTTTGCCGTCCTCGCGTACCTACTCGATAGGGGAATAAATGCAAGATGAGACAGTTGTTGAACAGATCCACGGCGCCTACGGTTGTGCGCTTCTTTGACGTCTGCTTTAAGCAAGGCGTCATTGATGCGTGCAACTATTCCGATGACTATGGCGCCAAGGAATTCTTGAAACAACACAAGGAAGCCTGGGACTTCGGTGTCCTGGGCGAGCCGGATGACTTCGACTGGGAGATGTGGCGCTTCACCCTGTACCGTTGGGCGCGTCAGCACCACTTCATGAAGTTCTCGTCCGACTTCATCTATCGCATCGTCCGCAAGACCTATTTGTGGTACTTCCTGCCATACTGTATGCGCTTCTACCTGATGGGCATAGAGGAGTGGCTGGAGTACCCGAATCAGGTCAATATTGAGGTGTTTAAGGGCGAGTCGAAGGTTCACTGGAAACCGGTCGAGAAGCACCTTCGGAAGATAACCATAAACGACTGGATCTCCTACATGCAGGAATTCTGCTATGAGTTTCGCCGGAACCCCAGGTCGCAGGGCGAGGATCGCCTGATGAGTCCGACCGCTTTCGACGCTTTCTGCCAGGCCATCCATGATTTGACAAGGAAGTATGACACGCGCAAGAAACTTCGACTCAAGGAACTCTCCGAGGAAGACCTATAAACCGTATCATGACATGCCGGGCGAGCCTTGGCTTGGCTTCATCCTGCTCCCATACGGCCTATACTACGAGGAAACGCGGTGTTTTCTGGATGCCAAGACCGGAGACCGGATGCAGTTTCTGGATGGTCCGGAGGTCACGATAGATTCCGTGACCATCGTGGAGGGCGAGCGGATGTGCGATGTGCTTTGCAGGGTCCGGTATGGTGTCAAGTGGAAGGTTGCCCTCGAAAGGTGGCTCAGGTACGCCAGGATAGAGGGCCACGGAAAGGATATTTTTGTACCGGAAAAGTGTATAATGGTTGTGTATGGCAAGGAGAAAGCCTGAATGGAAAGCACTGCCTCCGGTGATTGAGACCTACCGGATCCAGGCAAAGTACGCTCCAGATTTGTTCTTCCCGTCCAATGCTCTGGAGGATAGGTTCTGGAAGCGGTCTGGCAACGAGAACGTGCGGTTTACGACCTTGGACGACAAGAACTGCATTCCGAAATTCATAAGAACAACCAACAACCGAGATGGGGAATACGATGGTAACTTTGACGATTTTTGTCAACGGATGTTCGGCCTGCCGTTCGTGAATATCAAATCAATGTGGATATCACGTTTAGGGAAGGTGGATTACTATTGGCATTGGGTGAAACTTGTTGAGGAATGATTGAACTAAGAAAATATCAGCAGGATAGCGTTAATGAAATAAAGCAAGCCCTAAAGCAGTATAGAATGGTTCTTTTTCAGGCTCAGACTGGCTTTGGGAAAACAATCGTATTCTCGTATATTGCCGCATCGTCACAGCGGTTCAACAGGAAAGTCTTAATACTTTCTGATAGGACGGAAATTCTTCTCCAGAATGGCGGCGCCTTACAGAAGTTTGGGATGGACGTGGACTATGTTTCCCCGAAGCACCGGAACGTACCCAAAAAGAACATTGTGGTCGCTATGGCGCAGACCATGAAGCGCAGGGTTGAAAAACCGGAATGGGTGGAGTATCTTGGTTCGGTTGAACTGCTTATCATTGACGAGGCGCACATGCAGACGTCTGATTTTGTGCATGAATACCTGAACGAATCGTGCTTTGTTCTTGGCTGCACGGCTACACCGAAACGCTATGGCCACCAGAAGCAATTGGGCGAGATGTATAAGGCGATGGTTCTTGGCGTTACCACCCAGGAACTTATCGACATGGGCTATCTTTGTAAGTGCCGGCTTTTCTCCGTGGCCGCTCCGAAACTGGACATTCCGATAGATCAGGGCATCGGCGACTACAACCGCAAGGCGCTGGCGCAGGTATTTGAACAGAAGACGCTATACCAGGGCGTAGTCAAGGAATGGCTGAGACTGACTCCACACACGAAGACCATTTGCTTCTGCGTCTCTTCCCAGCAGGCAATCGAAACCTGTCGCGAATTCGAGGCGAACGGTATATCCGCGAGATATGTGCTTTCCGGGGACTTCGAGGAAGACGAGGAATATAGCGGAAAGAGAAAAGACATATATGACGCTTTCGCCCGAGGCGAGTTTGAGGTGCTTGTCAATGTTAACATATTGACGGCGGGTTTCGATGCACCAGACGTACAGACGATCATCGTGGACTTTGCCACGGTCTCTATCGCACGCTGGCGCCAGGCCATCGGTCGTGGGTGCCGTGTTGCTGACGGGAAGACAGAGTTTACAGTACTCGATTGTGGCGAGAACTGGAAGAAGCACGGAGGATTCGCGGACGAGTACCAATGGCTATTATGGCATGATACGCATACCGGCAGTGGCGTCCAGGGCGTTAAAGAATGTCCTACCGATAAAGAAGACATTAACCACAAGAAGGGATGCGGGCAGTTGGTCCCTGTGTCCTGCAAGGTCTGCCCGGCCTGCGGGCATGTGTTCTTAACAGAGAAGTACGAATACGAACTTTATCTGGAGGAGGTTGCGAATACCGAGAAAGGCACGATACGCCAGTTCTGCGCAGAGAAGAAGCGCGAAGGCTGGTCATTCTATCGCATCTTGCTACAGGTCGCACTGGCGAATGCGGAGAATGTCAAGCCTGCAATTATCGAAGCATACCTGACCTTCCATCCAGAGAAGACGAGAGAGGACGCAAACCGCTTCTATTTCGTCTGGAAGAAGAACTCCTGGGAGAAGCATCGGCACAAGGTAAAACCCAAGCAAGCAAAAGATGATATTGGCCTATTTGGATAATTAATATATTCTTCGTATCTTTGCATACACACTCGTGTTGCAGACGAGGAAGAGAAATATAGAGCCCCGGATGAGTAGGGAGGTGCTGCAACCACCTTTTGAAAATTCGGGGATTCGTTTTTAAGATGAAGAGAGAAGTTTGGAAGGCCGTTCTTGGATATGAGGGCCTATATGAAATCAGTAATTATGGCAATGTGAAAGCCCTTAACTATAAATGTTTTGGAATAGTCAAAATTATACGGCAATCCACATCTTGCTATGGGTATAAGGTCGTGGGTTTATCTAAAAATGGGAAGACAAAACAATTTTTTGTCCACCGTTTAGTCGCCATCGCCTTCGTGCCGAATCCTTATGGATATCCGATCGTAAATCATAAAGACGAGAACAGAACTAATAACAATGCGGAGAATTTGGAATGGTGTACAAATAAATACAATTTGAACTATGGTTCCGCAAGGGAGAGGATGGTAAGAAGCAAGAGGAAGCGTGTCTTACAGTACGACCTAAACTGCAATCTCATCAAAGTATTTCGCAGCATATCGGAAGCGGCAAGGGAAACTGGCCTGTGCCGTGCTCATATATCAGCTTGCTACCGAGGTGAAAATAGAACGCACGGCGGTTTCTTCTGGCGACCAGATGGCTATCCTCCGAAACAAGGCGACGAGGTGCAGAATAAAAGAAACGGAGGAAGGTTTCATTTTGCTTATGACTCATCGCCGAAACTGTTTTAGGCACGGAATTTGAAGGGTGAATTAGATAAATTATTACGGACATGGAACAATTCTCAGAACAATTCATTCATTCTATTGACAATATTGCCCATCAATTGTACGGGGCGATGCTCAAGGAGGTCAAGAAGCAAATCAAACTTGAGGGCGAAGATTACCAGACCGGCTTTCAGCAGGGAGTTGAGGCTGGAAAGAAAAAGGTGCTTGAGAACTTCCCAATGTGGAAAATTGCACCATCGGATGATTATATTCATGAAACCGTCCTTGCTGGCGCCGGAGAGTTTGGCATGCGAGTGCTTCATCGTGGGCAGCTGATAAAAGAGGGATGGAAGTACATTCCAATTAGGTCACTGAAGATTCTTCCTGTAGAAGTCGAAGAGAAAAGCGAATGCGAGAAATGAAGGACATGAATATATTTGAAGATTCTTTTATAATTGAGCCGTGAGAGATGCCGTGTGGCGGTCTGCCGGATGATTGCCTTGTCTTCGAGTCTAATGTGGTAGATGTGAAACCTTTGCGGCCAGACCTGATTATCCCGATCGAGATAATATCTACGCTTCGCGAGGCGAAAGAGAAGCACTTGCCGTTAATGTTCACTAACGACGGTGAAACTCGCGCCTTGTTAGTAAAAGATGCAAACGACCTTAATCTGAAAATAACCGTTAACGGAATACCGTTTGAAGAAATATGAAACTCTATGGATTAGTAAAGCAAGTTTGGATTATAGACGAAAGGATGTCCATTCCAGATGCCGACTCGGTGGAATTGTATGAGTCTCAGGAGGAAAGAGATGAGCGACTTCTGTATCTGAATGGAGGACATGGCGAGGACTATTTTGACCGTATGGACAACTATTACGCGGCTATTGATTTTGAGGTCGGAGAACGGAATGAGTATAATAAGCCATACGAAGCTCCAAAACGCCAAGAATCAGTGCCTGGAAACCTCGAACGTCTGTTGTTAGTTATGGGAACACATTTTGATTTTTGAAGCGCTATGAAATCAGTGATCTACGAGTTTGACCCGGTGATATACCCGACAAGGTTATGGGTATGTAAGAAACCAAGCACAGAGGATATTAGTGAACTGTTTTATCCTTTTAACAATGATGGTGAGGTGGTGGACAGCTTTGGCGATGTGCTTGAGGATGTATATGGCAGATATGCCAATACGACGATTGTTGGAAATAAGAAAAGCAAGATGCGTGGTTGTCTTGTTTCCATTTTTATGCCAGGAAGCTGTAGAGCAGGTATATGCTCTCACGAGGCATTGCATTATGTCGCTTATTTGAGTGAGCAATTTGATATTCCCCTTGGTGGATTTGATACAAGTGAACCCCTTGCTTATCTTGAGCAATGGGCCACCAACTGCATCTGGTGTACGCTTGTGAATCACCCAGAAGAAATGAAAGGAGTATTGATCAATGGGAACGACGCCGACACCTCCGAACCCGTACACCAGAAAGCATAGGCAGTCACCAGAAATGAAGTTGCAGGCTGAATGTTACAAGGCGGCCTGGAACAAATACCCGGAAGTGAGGCGGCTCCTGTTCCATGTGGCCAATGAACTCAATCAGTCTGGCGACAATGTGGTTCAAGGCGCCATGCGCCGGGCAGAAGGGATCGTGAAGGGAGTCGCCGACCTCATCCTTCTCATCCCGAGGGGAGGATATCATGGACTCATGATTGAAATGAAAACGCTCGATGGATACCAGCGCAAGGAGCAGCGAGAATGGCAGGCACTTGTTGAGGCACAGGGGTATCGCTACGAGGTGATCCGCACAAAGGAAGCATTTATGGATTTACTTGCCGAATATCTCGCCAAAAAGTAGTATCTTTGTCGCACTATGGCTAAATCAATGATACCCATGAGGCCGGAAGGCTTCGCTGCGTCTTCGCTGAACCAGGACGAGCAGTCCGCGCTCACCTGGATGGTTCTTTCTGGCTGCACCAGGCGGGACGCCTACATCACTTTTGCCCGTCCAGACATGCTCAACTCCCGCGCTCAGGCGGCAATCGACGAGTACGTGAAGCAGTTCTTCTCGCGCAAGGATGTGAAGGAGTATCTTGTTGCCTACGAGGCCACCCTTGACAAATTCCTGAATCCCGCCAAGGAATTGAAGCCGTTTGCCCCAGACCTCTCGATGGAGGAGAGGAAGGCGAAGTCCAAGGAAAAGCTCACCGAATTCTCCATGTCCCTCATCCAGAACATCGACCAGGCAAAGGACCCCGAGATGGTAATGAAACTGGCAGACAAGATCGGCCTCCTGGACGTTGACGAAAAGGCGCCCGAGGAGCCTCGCCGGTATCTCCCGGTTCAATGCGGCCAGTGCGCCTACCGTCAGTTCTGCGAGGACAATACGGAAGACATGTGCCCGCATTGCAAATATTTGAAGGAATGTGAGGCTCACGGCATACATTTTGATAAACAAGAAATGTTAGACATTCAAATAAAAACCGAAGATGAAAAATGAAGTTGAAGGACGCATTACCAAAGTCCTCCCGATAGAACGGGGAATGGGTAGCCGTGGCCCCTGGGCCACCGCGAAAATCGTTATTGAGTATGAGAATGGCCGCTACACGTCAAACCTCATGCTTGAGTGTCGGTCGAATCGCGCCGAGGAGTTTGCAAAACTCCGCGTCGGACAGAAGGGTAAATTCTTCTACGACGTCTCATCTCGCGAGTACAACGACAAGTGGTATCACAATGTAACCTGCTTTGATTGGGCTATTGAGGGCGCCCAGGCCCAGGCCGCTGCTCCGGCGCCTGCTGCCGCCCCCGCATCCCAGCAGCCGGATAGCGAAGACCCCTTCTAATCTACACCACCATATTCAATGTGCGTGTCATTTCTTTTGGAAGTGGCACGCTTTTTGCGTATCTTTGTATCGAGAATTTCATAATCATAAAGTTGGATGAAAAAGGGCCGCTGTGAAGCGCCCCTTTTTCTGTTACTCCTGGATCGTGCGTCCGGAACTGTTGTTGTCAACTCCTGGCTTGCTGGGGTTCTTCTCTTCCCCGGCGCTTCCGGTGTCAACTCCGTATTTGGCCTTGACCTTTGCGGGAATCTCGGCCTTGATTTGCAGTTCGTACTCCCACTCTTCCTTGACCTTGCCGTAGTCACCGACATGCTGGGACCCGAGGTCTTCCATGGCGGCTTCGCGGGACTTGATGCGGGCGTACACCTGGTCGCACTCATTTTTGACCTGCTCGGCGATGTTCTGAGGCATCCAGACATTCGGGCCGACGGAAATGAGTAGCTTTTCGTACCTCTTCACGTCACCCTCCTGTGCTCCGACCAGGGCTTTCATCACGTTCATAAGGTCACGTACCCCCTTGAAGAAGTAGGGCCAGATATTCTGGCACCACTGAATCTCGGGCGCAAACATGATCTTAATGGTCGTGCTGGAGTCGGCGCCCTGCTTGAGAACATCCGGCTCGACGAAGACGGACATGCAGGTGCGGACGATGTTGTTCCAAAGATTCTCCAGGTGGATGGTGGCCACGTTGCTGGCATCCGGCGGGTCGAGGAACTTGGCGTCGCTGTGGGCGAGTGCGTCCGTGCTTCCCTTGACGCCGATGGTCTTTCCGTTCATCTCGGACGGAGGAAGGCTGACCAGGTTTTCGGTCTTGAGGAACAGGATCGGGAAGGCGCTGTTCTTCATTTCCTCTGACATGTAGGAGCAGGCATCCTCCAGGGCCTCGATGGAAAGCTGGGCCGGTCCGGTCGGAATGTCCGGCACGCGGAAGTAGATGCACTGCACTCTCTTCCCGGCCTGGTTCGCCATCTTCTTCACGAGGACATAGCCGTCTTCGCTCTTGGTGCGATTCTCCTTCGGGATAATGGAGTCATCGTCATCGTCAAGCTGCATCCAGGTCTCCATACCCTCGCTGTTGAAGATGTCAACCGTTACATGTCCATCGAAGGTGTACTTCCTGGCTACCGTGGTGTTACCGTTGATATCGACCTTCGGGTAGAGGACGGATCCTTCCTCGTAACCGAAGACCTTGTAGTCAATGCCATTGTCATCACGGTAGATATAGATGGCGCCATCTCCGGTACGGAAGACCGAGCGGACGAGTTGGAGCCAGGCAGACTTGGAGATGCCGGATATGTCGAGCCAGGAGATGAGCTTGTCGTAAGCCCCCTTGTCCTCGGTCTCGTTGGACGTCCAGAATCCGTCACCGGCGAAGTGTGAGATCTTCTTTCCGATGATGCACTCCTGGATGCCGAGGGCCACAGTCTCAACATCGTCGTAACCGACGAGTTCCCACTTGGTGCGCCCCTTCGAGTCCTTGATGCCGGTGTCTTTGTAGATGGGCCGCTTCGACATAAACTTGGAGTTGATGTCGTGGGCGCTCGGCGTAATCTCGTTAAGGAAGTCCTCCTGCCGCAGGGTGATGAAAGAGCCGACGGGCGGCACCACCGAGCGGCGCTTGTTCCTTCCCTTCTGATTCTGCGCCGGGGCAGGTGCGGACACGACGCGGCGGGTCCACAACTGCTTCTTGGAGTCATTGATGTAATCAGAGATGTTTGGCATAGCGCTATAAAGTTAAATCCAAACGACGGAGCGTCCCCCGTCATATTGTTGATATAGTCCTTGGTAGGCCGAATCGTCAATCACCCTCTCGGGCTGTTTCTTCGGTCTGGCGTCCAGTTCAAAGACGGCCCTGTAAGAGAACGGGTCCATCAAGCCAGGGGACTCGTGGAACCTTGCGATATACTCCTCCTTGCTTCGGTAAAGAATCTTCTTGTTCTTCTGTCCCTTCATAAACACATTCTTCTCGTTATACAGGATATCTATGATGCGGCGCTTCCCTCCCTTCTTGCCGTATGGAATCTGCATATTGAGGTCAAGAGTTGTCGAATAGGCGCCGGTCTTGAGAAGCGCTTCGGTCTTGGCCAGAAGCTGAGACCTGACGTTGAAGTATTGCTCGATGGTGACGGGGTTCCCCTGCTTATCGTACTCCTGAATCGGAGTCTTGTTGGCCGTGATGGCGTATCCGTCGGTGAAGCCCGTGAGATAGTAACCAAGGCCGGTGGCGTCGAAGGCGAAATTCTTCTTCGGAACGCCCCAGAAGGCCAGCTTATCGTCAATCCATGTCACGAGTTCGGAGGTGGTGCCACGGAAAGCCTCAACGCCAACCCAGCACTTACCTTTCCAGATGAGCATGAGGTTATCATCGCTCTTGAGTTTACCTCCAGACACATCCATGGTTGCGTACATGTTCTCGTCATCGTCCTGCGGGTTTGTCTCAAGCGCCCGGAAGTCAGCATCCGTCACGCTGACGCCCTCATCCTCTGTTGGTCCGAAGTAAGCCTCATAGAGGACCGCCCTCTGGGTGCCGCCCACATTGTGAAGGTTGGCAACAGACTGCCCCTTGGTAGCGGCAACCAGTTTGCGGTTTCCTGCGGCAGATCCTGTGATGAGAATAAAGGACTTGACCATATCTGCCTCCGTGAGGCCCGCAGCGCGGTCTTCTGCGCTGATGCGGATGTGTGCGGCCTCCACAACCTCTTCCTTGGTGTCTCCCCATACGACGGAAGTGGCGTCATCTCCTTTAATATAGAAATAGCGCTTCTTGCCATCCATCTCCGGCCTGATGTGCCAGGTCTTCGGGTCGATGTAGCCGCCGGTTACGAGAAAATCGGTTGTCCAGTGGCCGTATTTCGGGTTGAAGGATAGAACCATGCAAGGCTCTACGCCAGACGCGTCACGGTTACGGGAGAACATGTAGGCGAACATCTTGAACTGCTCGATGGCCGTAGCCTCGTCGATTCCGATGTATGCCGCCTGCTGTTTCTTGATGTACTCCTGGAAATCATCCCACTCCTTCGGGTTCTCCGGGTTGAAGTTGGCGTGTATCATCTGGATGGCGTTATTCCAGATGGGCCATGCGAAGGTGGGGAGTTCTCCGGAAGTCACCTCACACCCGGAGAATTCGCCCCAGACGGTAGATGCGTCACGGAACATGGACGTACCCTTGCTGGAGTCGAGTTTTCGGACGTTGATGAGACGGCCAGTGTAACCATACTTACCGACACCGTTTAATCCCTTGAGCATCATGCCGAAGGTTTTCCCGGACGTTGCCTGGCCGCAGATGAAGAACAGGTTTGCTTCGAGCCAGCACAGGTTCTCTTGCAGGCCATCCTGTGGGATGAGGTCAACCCCGTCACGAAGAACGAAATTGCCAACTTTATCCCAGCCCTTATCCTTCACGGTTGCGGTTTTCCGTTCCACGTGTTCGTAGAGCGGAGGGAATTCGGCATGTTCCTGTTTGAGTTTAAACATACCGCAAAGATACGAAAAAGGGGTGATTTTTTACAAATTACGTGCCAAACTTTGCTGATTTGAAAAAAATCTCCTATTTTTGCACCGGAATATCATTTCTAAATCACACATATATGTTCAAAGAAAAAATCGTAGAAGGACTCAGGGCGAAATCTGAAATCAAGCGTTTCGGGCTGAGTAACGAGGCTATTGACAGGATTGCCTCAGCGAGAGAAAAGACTGTCACCGAAGAGTCCCAGGTGGAAGCCGCCCTTACGGACGCCGAGACCATGAGGCTCGTTGCCGATGAGTTGATGAAGCATCGCGACCAGGAAATCACCAAGAGGACCACCACGCAGAGTGCTTTTGATGCTTACAAGGCAGCACACCCGGAATCTGGTTCCGGCGACGGTTCTGGCGGCGGCAGTGGCTCCGGCCACGGCGACAGCGGTTCTGGCAAAGGCGACATCGCCGCCATCGTCCAGGCCGCAGTAGCAGCAGCCGTCAAACCTCTCCAGGACAAGATTGACGGGTTCGAGTCGAATCAGGCAGCGAAGAACGCTCTTGAAACCGCCAGGGCCAAGTTCTTTGGTGGCGATTACGCCAAGCATTACAAAGATCAGGCCGACGAGGCATGGGAACGGGCGACTGAACTGAACGAGGCGACTGGCAGTAAGATGTCTGCCGACGAACTGTCCCAGAAGGCAGAAGGCTATTTCAACAAGGCCGTGTCCAAATTGGGCGTTGATACGAGCAAGCCTTTCGAGGCTGATCCGAACAACACCGAGAAGGGCGTGACCGACTGGAAGGCCGAGAAAGCCCGCCAGGACGCCCGTCACGGCGTCAAGCCTGCCGAGCAACAGTAGTTTTTAACCAGTAACCTTTCACAAAAATGGGAAACAATCTTGGAAACGTCCATTTTAAGCCGGTCGTAACCGCGTATCCTGCCGAAAGGATGCCCGTGTGGATCGAGGTGAAAGAGCGTAAACTTGCCGGTGGTACCGTCAGCCTTGTCGGTCTGCCCAAGGGTACGCAGATTCCTCTCGCACTTCCGGTTTACCTGCCCGTGATGGGTGGAAAGGCTGTGTTCCTGGATTCCTATGAGGTCCAGGAAGCCATCACTTCCGCTTCCACTTCCATCAAGCTGAAAGGAACCAATAACGCTGTCCCCGAGGAGGGCTTCATCCTCGGCGTCCTGAACGACAGCAAGGACGGCCTGACCAAGGCCGCTGCCATCGGCGCCTACGACGCCGAATCCGGTTCCTTCGCCATCGAGGCCAACTCCCTCGGTGCCCTCTCCAAAGGTGACAAGCTGTATGTGGCCAAGGCCGCTGGCAGCAATGTCGCTCTCCAGAAACCTACCGGTTTGTCCTGGCGTGAAATCTACGTCAGCAACGATGGTGCCTACGCTGGAACCGTCGCTGTCGTGACCAAGGGCCAGATCCTTGGAGACCGCATCCCCGAGATGCTCGACTTCTACAAGGAAGCCATCACCGGTATCACCTTCGAGTACGAAAACGAATAATAGGAGAAAAGAATTATGGCTCACAAGTACAATAAAGGGTTCCGCACCCTCATGGCAGAGGCCGGTATTCTTTCTGCCGAAAGTTTCGACCTCTACGTAACCGATGTTATCGGTTTCGGTAACTCTCAGGACATGGACCTCGACGGTTTCTCCTGGGATCCGTACTCCAGCATCACCTTCGACTTCAAGCAGCTGCTGATGTCCAACAAGCTCAAGGTGATGGCCACCTACGCCGACAAGGATTCCGAGGTCATCCCTCTGGGTACCAAGGGATTCGAGATGACGGAAGGCGTCATCCCTTGCCAGAAGGCCCGCTTCTTCTGGGATTCGGACGATTACCGGAACTATCTGGACGCCCTGTCCAAGATTCAGTTCCAGAATCAGACAGCCCGCGAGTATGCCCTGGATCTGCTCTTCAACGGCCTCACCGACATCAAGAACGCCCACGAACTGTCCATGCTGTATCAGCGTGACCAGATGGTTTCCAACCGTGGTCTCGTTCTGGACGCCAACAACAACCCTCGTGGTATCAAGGGTCTGGTGTTCATGGCCGCTGTCCCTGACGAGAACATCACCCGCACCGCGAACATGTTCTCCGACCCCGAGAACAAGACCGCCGATACGGCCAACCTCAACGTTGACCTCATCGCCGTCCTGCGCAAGACCATCCGCAACATGATCCGCAAGGGTTACGACAAGAGCACCATCATGATGGAGGTGGACGAACTGTCCTTCCTCGACGATATGGAGCATCCCGTGATCCGCAAGCAGATCGGTTATCGTATGCGTCGCGACCTGCTTCTGACTCCGGCCAATGACGCCAACGCCCTGATCGTTGGAAACAACGCCACCGACGAGGAAGTCAAGGTCAACTTCGCAGCCCTTATCGGCCTGCCTCTCGCGAACATCAAGTTCAAGAAGGGTCTCACCGCAGTCGAGCGCCTGGAAGGCAAGGGCATCAACGCCAAACTTGTCACCAAGGCTTTCCGCACCTTCAACGCCGACACCTACGTCCTCTATCCCGCAGGTCCTCTCGGCACCATCAAGACCGCTATGGCTCTGCTGCCCGACGGCGATGCCATCTACGCCACCTTCTTCGAGGGTCGCGGCATCATCCAGTACGAGTACGACGTGAAAGCGAAGACTCAGGACTGGTGGTCCGAGTTCTACGGTCTCTGCGTGCCTACCCGCCCGAAGGAGATGTTCTATGTCATCACCTACACCGCCCCGGAAGGCTCCGGCAGCGGCAGTGGCGGTGGCAGTGGTTCCGGTAGCGAACAGGGCGCGTAAACCTCTTAACCAGAAGAAAGTATGACTGTCGAAGATTACCTGCGTAGCCTGGTGCCCGGATATGACCTCCAGGCCAACGTGGTAGCCCGATGTGCAAGAAGTCCGAAGGAGGTGGGGCTTTCCCCACTTCCTCTGGACGAAGACATCGACTACTACGATGAGACTGTTACCGACCCGGAGACTGGTGAGGAAACGACCCAGAGGACGGAGAGGAACGACGAGGAGTACACTATGCGCCTCGACTACGCTGCTTCGACCGTGTACTATTCGATGTTGGGTGTTTTTGCTGGTGGCGGCTTCACCGAGCAGGTTGGCGATGTCCGCGCCTCCCGTGGTGGTTACACCATCACGATGGCTGACCGGAAACGGTTCAAGGACCTCGCCGACGCCCTGCGACAGAAATGGGGCTGGGAGACTGTTGACGATGGTGTCACCAGCAGCGAGATGTATGATGCAACGGCATTAAGGATGCGAATGTAATGTTGGCTATCGAGTTTCGTGATAAATGCGTCATCGAGCGCCTGACCGGAGTGAAGGATGAATGGGACAACCCTGTCCGTTCCGAGGTATATTCCGGGCCGTGCCTCTACGAAGAGGGCGGCACCGGATATTCCCGGAGCATCATAACCAGGAGTCCCACCGTCTATCTCAACGGAAATGACGTGATGGTGATGATAAACGATTCCATAACGGTCACGACTGAGCAGGGGCGCCAGATCAAGGCTATTGCCGAGATTGTCCGCGACATCAACCTGCCCTGGCGGGCCGGAATCAAATGCACGAGAATCGAACTTAAGCAGGCACAAGGAGACTAAGCAATGGGTTACACTCACGGAAGACATCTGCAAGGGTGGAAGAACGCAAGCGTGCAGTTCCAGAAGGAATTGCTCGCATGTGCCGATGGTGTAAACCGCACTGCTCAGGGCATCTTTGTGGATGCGAACAATAGGTTCATGGACTATGTTCAGCAGAATGAAAACCTGCTGCCGTATTACACCGCCAACCTTCACGACAGTATCGTGTCCGTCGTGTCTCAGAGCGGTCGCGTTGTACGCGCCGTTTACATGCCGAAAGAAGCAACCAGGCCGCAGAACGCCCCCGACAGGAAGAGGATTGTTGGTATGGAAGAGGCTATCCGCGCCGTCCGCAAGCAGGCTTACCCGCGCACTGGTGTTTCCTCGACCCTCATTGTTGCCGTCCCTTATGCGGAGGGCGCTAATGAGACGAGTAGGCGCAAGGGGTACCTGAACTGGCTCCAGAATTCCTTCGAGTCAGAAATGCGGACAGGCATGGAAGTCCTCAAGTACGTCAAGGCTCATCCTGGCGCAAGGCCCGTCGCGGCTGTCAACAGACGATTTGCCAAATGATACACGCAGCGGACATAAACCCGGATGTGGAACTGAGGGACTTCCTCCAGGGCCGCATCGTGGTTGGTAAGGCTGGCGGCGGCACTGCGCCCGTCACTGTTTACGGAGACTGGGAGCGTCCCACCAACAACCTGCCCGATGACTTTGTTGTGATCTACATCAATGGCAACGTAGGAGGCTTCGGACCAAAGGTGAACTACGCCGACGGCTACTTGATGGTGAGTCTGTACTGCAAGCTGAATGACGATGGCTCCGTCAAAAAGAACCGCGTCAAAAACATTCTCAAGCAGTTTGACACCATCGTCGAGAAGGCTAAGACGCAGAATTTCTTCTTCAAGTTCGACATGGAGCGTTTCGCCGCACCCACCACACCGAATCAGACTTCCGGTTACTCGACCACTTCGCTCAATCTCATGTGGCATACTAACAACAATTTTAACTCGCAATAATCATGTCTGTAAAGAATCTTGGTAGCTCTCAGCAGCTTTTCGCGGGGCAGGGTGACATCATAGTGTTCAGCGCCCCCACAGGCGGCATCACCGCCGACACCACGATTGCACAGTGCCTGACCAACGGCGCTAGCCTGGGCCAGGTTGTGCAGGACTCTACTTCCTGGGACGGTGAGGAGGTTTCCTTCGACAACCTTCTGGACGAGCAGGGTGATGTCATCACCTCCGTCGCCTCCAACGGCACCCACCAGTTCTCCTTCGACCTGGCCGATCTGGAGCCGGACTTCCTCAAGGTCTTCCTTGGCGCTGAGGAAATCGTTGCCTCCGAGTCCGGTATCACCGCCGTGTTCGGCAATGGCACCCACAAGGTCTATGGCTTCGGCCACAGGCTCCCTGTGAAGGTTCGTCCTATCCTCATCACCAACGACGAGGGTAACAAGGCACTGTTCTTCCCTAAGGCGAAGATGGCCGGTTCCCTCGCATGGGGTGACAAGATCTGGAAGATCCACGTGGTCGTGACCGCCGAATTCGTGGACACCGCCAACCTCAAGACCGTCATGCCTATCTTCGCTGGCAACGATGTTGCCTATGCCGATGGCAGCGTGACCGCTGAGGACCTTGACGGCAACGGCGGTGGCTCTGGCAACGGAGCTGGTGCCTAATCTCGGGTACGAGAACCTAATCCGAGGGGTGGAGGGTTGGACAAATCCCCACCCCTTTTCTAATTCAAAATCAGTAAGTTATGGCAGAAAGCAATAAAAAGAATGGCGGCAAAAAGCCCGCCGAAAAGCCGGAAGAGATTGACGCCGCAAAGGTGGAATCTGTTTCCGTGGTTGACGAAAAAGAAATTCCAGAGGGTGCCGATGTGAAGGATGAGGGTGTCGTGATTGTTGGTGACGAGGCTGAGGTTCAGCGCGTCATGGACGAGGCCAAAGCGGCTGTTATCAAGGACAGTATCCTGGTTGTCATTCCCTACCTGGCGTCTGCGGCCCAGGGCCGTGAACTGGAGTACGCCGTTTCCGGCTGGCGCAAGCACTTCAAGGAGCCGCATCACATCGTGATTGTCGGTGACTACCACCCCATCGTTGACACTGGCGATGATATCACGTTCATCGATTGTCCGCGTATCGAGCCGGTCGAGGGTCAGTACACCTGCCATTTGGATCACGTCCATAAGTTCCGCAAGGTGCGCGAGATGTTCCCGGACCACAAGGGCTTCATCTACGCCTGCGATGACATGTATGCCGTGAACAACTTCACGATGGTGGAGGTGCTGCTTCCGAAGATTGTCCAGCGAGACATGGGCGGTGACTTCAATAGCAGCAATCCCTGGCAGAGGGATATGGCGAAGACGCGCCTGCTGTGCGTAAACCACAACCTCCCGCTGCACAACTATGTCTGCCACCTTCCGGTTTACTACGAGTGGGACAAGCTGCTGGCCATCTACGACCAGTACGACTGCGACCACCAGTCCTACATCGTGGAGAACATCTACTTCAACACGTACTTTGCCGACCGGGTGCCGTTTGCCCTGGACTTCGATAAGGACAACTTCAAGTGTGGCGTGTATCGGAGCAATCCTCGCATCTGGTGCATCGAAAATGCTCTCAAGAGCAAGATTTGGATTCAGAACTCGCCCGAGGGCTGGATTCCCGAGTTGGACGAAATCCTGAGGAAACACTATGCGGAAATCGGATAAATTCATAGCCGGTGAGTACGAGACCATTAGCCAGGCTCCCTGCACCATCACGGTGCGGGGACGCCGCTATAAGGTGCGCCAGGTGGCCCAGGCAGTCAAGGAGCGCATCACCCTTCTGGAACAGGAGGCGCAGGTTCTGGAGGCCAAAGGGAAGGAAGGCGTATCACAGAAGGCCGCAAAGAGACTGACCCGGAAGCTATATTCGCTCCACTCCAAGAAAGCCGCATACTACCTGCTCGGGAACTGGGCAATCTTCTTCCCCTGGGTCTGGTGGATTAAATGGCACATCCTGCAACTGCGTGGCAACGAGGTCACGTTTATGATCAACGGAGCGGGGGCCGTCAGTGAAGACGTGGGTTTTTCCAAAGCCAACTGGCAACTCTCAAGGCAGGAACGCGAACTGTTTATGAGGCCGGTTGGCGAAGTCGCAAAAGAAGCGCACGAGAGGCTGGAGAACGTGATAAATATGCTGGAGAAGGACGCTTTGGGGATAAAAAAGGAAGACAAATAAACCCCGCCTTCGAGGCGAGCACACACAACGAGCGAATTAAAGGAATCTACGGGAACTACAACTTCTGGTCGTGGCTCCGCTACTGGTATCTGGACTCTGCTAATCTCGTCCAGATGTACCTGATAGACAAGGGGTACTACGACTACGACTATGAGAAGGAAGAAAAGCTGGTTCTCGTGTCGAAGACCAAGAAGTCCAAGAAGGAAATTAACCAAATTCTTCGTAACTTTGGACTGCCGGTCCAGGAGGAGACCGAAGACGAAAAATTGCAATCTTTCATAATCGAGGAGGAACAAAAACATGGCAGTTGAAATACCTGTTGTCATTGATATAGACAAGGCGTTTGCGGACGCCGCAGCGCGTGTGCCCAAGGCAATGGCTCCCCTGGAGAGCAGTGTTAACAAGTTGAATGATAGGCTTCTTAAAGCCCAGGAGAACTTGGCAAAATACAAGATCGGAAGCAAGAACTGGGAGAAAGCGGCAAAAGAGATACAACTTGTGTCTCAGGCTCTGGCTGCGGCAGATTACCAGTTCCGCCAATTTGCGTCCAATGATGGGAGCATACGAAAATTATCCAATACTCTGGCTTATCTTCGTGAGCAATGGGCCAATATGGGTTCCAAGCAGAAGTTTGACAAGAAGGGTAATTTGTCTGCTGAGGCCCAGCAAGTCCTGGCAAATTACAAGAAGGTCTCTGCCGAACTTGAACGTTCCGGGAAGACTCTTGAGCAGATGATTCAAGAGGAAAAACGCCTTATTGATCTAAAGAAGAAGGGCGCTCAGGCTCGTCAGTATGAGAACGCTATTCTTAATACGACGGTAAAGACGGTTCGTGTTTTGCAAGAGCAGGAACGTATTCTTACTGATAGACTGAATAAAGCCACCATTGGTTCGAGCAAATATGAGCAGTTGCGCAAGCAGTTGCAGGGCGTCCAGAAGGAGTTGCAGAAGGCTAAGGGGGCAACGGATAATTACACGGCATCTCTTGCAAGGCAGTCGAGTGTACTTGGCCGCCTTGCCGGACAATTTGCCGCATACGTCTCAATATATTCTCTGCTTCGGTTTGCGAAACAGATCCGAGACGTTACCGGAGAACTTGAGTATCAGAGAGTCGCATTGGGCCATCTTATCCAAGACGAGGAGTACGGCGCCCAGTTGTTTGAGAGGATTAAGGCGGCCGCCATAGAATCTCCGTTCAGGATCAAAGATTTGGTTACATACACCAAGCAACTCGCCGCATACAGGATTGAACAGGAGGAACTTTTCTCCACCATGACGAGGCTTGCAGACATATCTGCCGGTCTTGGCGTTGACATGAACCGCCTTATCCTTGCTTACGGCCAGGTTCGCGCCGCCTCTGTGCTTCGTGGTCAGGAACTCCGTCAGTTCACTGAGGCTGGCATACCGCTTGTTGATATGTTGGCTGAAAAGTTTACAGAACTCAACGGTAAGGTTGTCAAAACGAGTGATGTTTTTGAACTTATTTCCAAGCGTGCGGTTCCGTTCTCGATGATTGCAGAAATCTTTGAGGATCTAACCGAGAAGGGAGGAATGTTCTACAAGATGCAGGAGCAACAGGCCGCCACCCTTGCTGGTAGATGGGAGAAACTGAAAGATGCTTATGATATTGGCTTGCAGGCCGTTGGTAATACAAAGACGTTCGAGGTTTATAACAACATAATTCTCGGAACACTAAACTTCCTCGCCAAAAACCTTCGTCTCGTCCCGAAACTGATAGAAGGAGCGTCCGCTGCCTGGCTCATATACTATGCCGCAACGACAAAAGCGAGAATCGCGACCAGGCAGGCTGCAATGGCAGAGATTGAGGAGGCGACGGCAAAAGAGGCACAGTCTATTGCCAACGTTCGTGGAATCAAAAACGTAAACGCATATACATACGCCTTGATGCGTCAGAGGGTGGCGACAAATGCCCTTACACGTAGTTTTTGGAAGTTGTGGGCTGCTGTTGTTGCAAGTCCGGTTGCTGCTGCCGTTGCCGCCGTTGGCGCCATTGCTGCGGCACTATTTCTGTTCAGAAAAAGAACGGACGATGCTGCCAATAGTTTCCAGGAGTTTGATGAACTCATTGAGGGAACATCGGCAGGATTGAAGGAAGTGCAGCGTTTCGATAAACTGATCACTCGGTATGAAATTCTTGCAAGCAAGACGGAATTGACCGACAAGGAATCGAGGCGCTTGTATCAAACAATGTCTTTATTGCAGGAGAAGTTCCCTGAGGTTGGCATTGGTATCGACAACGAATCTGATGCTCTTGACGTCCAGATTGAAAAACTTCGCGAGTTAAATACTCAGCGAGAGGAGGAGATAAGGCTTCGTGGCGAGCAGAAACTTGACGCTGAACGCATCAAGAGAGAAGAGGTTGGAAAGGAAATCGAGAAACTCTATAAGAAACGCCAGAGGCTTGCAGAAAACGCCGCCAGACTCGAAAGAGAGTTGGCAATGAATGATCTATATCTGGACTCGAAGGAGTGGAAAAATGCGAAGAAAGATATTGATGATGTCAATGTTAGCATCGCAGAGCAGGAAGAACTTTATGATAAACTCGCCAAACGAATTGAGGCGCTTAACCGCATATTACATCCGGAGTTAATTGAAAGTAGCCTTAACGCCTGGCAAAAGCAAATTCAGAAAATGAGAGACATTACCGTTGGTGACACAACGTCTCCCATTTTCACGGACGACGAAATCGAAAAATGGAACACACTTGATGAGGCGCTCGATGCTATCGCAAAGAGAAAGAAGACTGTCAAGGAGCGTGAAGATTCCTTATCGGCATCCATTAAGGAGCAGACCGGAGAAATTCGTGATCAGATTCAATCTGAACTCGATTGGGCTGTTGCTGAGCGTGTTAGGCTTGAAGCGATGGAGGAGTTCTTTGCTTCTCAGAGCGTTTATGCGAAAGACATTGTTGATAACTTCCAAGGACTCTTGTTGAAGACTTATGATAAGGACGCAATGAAGCGCCTTGGAGAAGAGATGGTCGCTGCGTTTCCAAAGGCGACTGCGGACCTTCTTGCTCGTCCAATTATAGACGCCGCGAAACTCGTCGAGAAGGGCTGGGAGGACGCCGGTGATGGTATCGCCACTGTATTCTCCTCTGTCTATGACTTTGAGGACAACAAGGGGAAAAAGCATAACATTATGGTAACGCCGATTCTTCCTGATGGGACCGTCCTTTCTCCGGATGAATTGGATGCTTATGTACAGGAGATTATTGCATCTTCCGATTTTAAGGACGAACATGGTATTCTTCTTGGAATCGATGTGGATGAAGACGCTGGAGAGAAACTTCATCAGATGCAAGAGGAGTATTATAGCCTTGTCGCCCTTAATGAAAAATTGAGGGGTGATTCTGCGAATAAATACCTCATTACAGAAAAGGAACTTTCCGTCCTTGACGATGCGACCGACGTCATTGATCTTATAGATAAGAAAATCGGCGAAATAGACAAGGAAGTGGAGTCCTTGGCTAATGTAGAACTCGACCCGAATATAAGTGACGAGGCGAAGGAGGAGTTTGAGAACTTCAAACTGGATCTCCAGACGATATATGAATACTTTCAGGAGTTGCGAGGAAGATACACTTCCGATGTTTTCTCTGGTCTCGCCAAGAATGTTCAGTCTCTATTTCCTAATCTAATGGAGTCGGCCTTTAGTGGCTCCGATAAGGAGACGTTCTCGAAGATGGGGCTGTTTTCAAACAAGGACCTAAAAGACATCACAACCATCGTCGATTTGTATGGATTATGGTCGAGGAAGTACAAGTCCGTAAATGAGGAACTTGAGCATTATAACAAGCAACTGAAAGAGACGATAGATCTTGAACTCAAAGAAAAAATCGCAGCCACGATTTCGAGTCTTGAAGACCAGAAGAAGGCGCTTGAGGAAATGCAGAAGACTTACGGCTTCTTGTTGAAATCTACTGGAGGTGGTGGATATCAGCAGGACCCCTGGATCCTCATTTACAAAAACAGGACAAAGTTTGTACAGGACTTCCGAAAGAGCGTCGAGGACCTTGATGAATATATGGCACATAGCGAGGCTTTATCAAAAACTCGCGGTATTATGAGTGGCCGTGGCGCTGCACTTGGCTTTGATGTTGACGCAATGAGCGGTTCGCGCCAAGAGGTTCTTTCGTGGTACGACAAGACCATAGAAGAAATAACTAAAAAGATTCAAAAACTTGGTGGGAGAACGTGGGCCGGTCTTGGCGTCCAGGCTATCTTGGCGAAGGATACGAAAAGTCGCACATTAAAGGCTTGGCAGGACCTTCTTGCGGATATTTTCAAGGAACGCACCGATTTTGATTTGTCTCAACAGAAGGCTGATTTCGAGGCGGCTTTCATAAAAATGAAAGATGAATTAAAACAGTCAGAAATTGTTAGGGATTTTTATAACGATATTCTGTCCTCTACTGGCGATGCAGAACTCGCCACATCCTTAACCGTGTCTGTTTATGGCGATGTAGGGAATGATTTGAAGGAGCGTATTCAAACGATGCTCAATGAAGCGTTTAATACATTTGACGTATCTGATTATGACCTTTGGGATAAGATGCGTATTGCTATCAAGCAGCAAGACTGGGGCTTCATATTGAAGAATCTTGACAAGTTCAGCAAGGAGTGGCGTGAATCTGTCAAAGAAATGGCTTCTTATTCCCAGCAACAGGACGCAAAAATAGTCAAGAATTTTGCTGACATGGTTTCAAAGTACGGCAGTAGTGTGCAGAAGATTGCTGTAATTAGAAAACGTGCCGAAAATGAAATTACTCAGATACGCCAGGCTCTTACTATATCTCTGAAAAACCCGGAATTATCTGAGGACCAGAAAAAGGCTTTGCGGGATCAGGCCGAAGCAATCATTCGTGCGCTTGAGGGACAAATGAATCTTGATATCTTCAAGGAAAGTGATGATTATATCAAATTTTTCTCGGAGATAAACATGATGACGACGACAGAGGCGGCCACTGTTCGCGGGCAACTTCGTCAAGCCTATCTCGATGCTTTCAAGGCTGGTTCTATTGGCGCAGACGAACTCAGAAGGAATCTTCGTGCCGTTGACGAGCAGTTCAAAAAACTGAATGAGAACGCAAATTTGTTCCATTCTTATATGAAAGACGGATTGGATGGTGTAATCAGAAGGATGACGGATTATTCTGATACACTCCAGGTTATTTCCGCCAAAATGCAGCGTGGTGATTCTCTAAGCAGTAGTGAGACCGAGTGGGTTAATTCGATGATAAAGACGTTTGGGAAATCTTTTGGCGGGGAAAGCATGGAGAACATCGAAAACCTTGACGGTTTGATGCAATCACTTGGTGGTGATACTGCTGCTGCTGGAGAAGCGATGGGAGGAATGGCAGAAGGTATGGCTTCTGCTGGTGCAGAGGCGGCTTCCGTTATTATGATTATAGAACTTGTTGTACGCGCAGTTAACGACCTAATCACATCCACTCAGCAAATCATAGACCAGTTGAATGAGGTCCGGTCAGAAGAGAATAAAATAGGTGGGTGGTTTGACTTTGTGAGCGACTTCAATAAATATGCAGTAAAGGGTTGGAACGACTTAAAGTCCGGTAATGGATTTGCCGTTCTTGCTGATATCGCAGGGTCTATAATTTCTATAATCAACAACATTCAAAAGTTGAAGGTCAAGAAGTTAGATGATGAAATTAAGAACCAGCAAGATATAGTCAAAAACCTTGAGAAGGAGTACAATAGACTTGAAAAGGCTATTAAAGACTCGTTCGGAACAGACTATATCCACAACTATAATGCCTCCCTTGAAAAGCTAATGGCAACCGCTACCGCTTATCAACTTATGGCTGATAACGAAAGAGCAAAAGGCAAGTCTGCTGATGAGGATAAGGCCAAGAGTTACGAGGATATGAAGTACCAGATAGAGGAGCAGATTCGTGAAATGCAAGATGATCTCGCGAATTTCTTCTCTGGCACAGATGTCACTTCTGCCGCTAAATCTTTTGCAGAGGCGTGGATTGACGCTTATAAGTCTTTCGGAAACACGACCGGTGCTATTAAAGAGAAGTTTAAGGAGATGATTGATAATATGGTTATCAACTCTCTGGCCGCCGCCATCGTCCAGAAACAACTCCAGCCTATTTTTGACATGATTGACAAGATGTCAAAGGAGGGCGAGGAGTTATCTGAAAAGGATATTGCCGCCATAGCCGCAGAGACAGAAAAGAAGACTGAATTGATTAACGCGGAACTGACGGCCCTGATGCAGCGCCTTGCTTCTGCCGGAATAAACATGCGTGGAACAGGAAACAGCCTTACAGGCATATCAAAAGAACTTGCTGGTGCATCCGAGCAGAGCATAAATGGACTTGCCGCCGGTATCAATACCCAGAACTTCTATATGTCTTATATGCCGACCATCAGCGCAGACGTCGCGGCCATCCGTTCTGCCATCGAGGGTAAGGCTCCTGCAACCAGTCCCAATAGTAATCCCGTCGCCTCCGTAAGCACTTTTGGTGACGAAACGTTCCGTGGCCAGATGCAGCGGATTGACGAGAACCTGGCAGATATGCGGTCTATGCTCAAGAGCGTGATCACCCCGAAGGCCGCAAATACCAACACTCATTGCGTTGGAACAAAGTAAAAATTTTGTATCTTTGTGCCATGATGGATAACGAATGGAAAAGACAGTTGCGACGTGAGGCTTCGGCACACCACATGTGCCAGGAGAATCGCGATGCCCTTGAGGAGGTTAAATCAAGGGTAGAAGCGATTGGCTTGTACAAAAAGACGATAGATTGGGCGCTTGAGGAGGGCTATCCGAGTATGGAAACCCTCCGCAAGCACTTTGCCGATTGCGAGTTGGCCGGTGTATTCATCGACCACCACTTTGACGGCGATGTGCTTGACGCCCAGCAGGTCTATGTCTTCCACAACTGCACCGGGACGATCCGAACCGGCCTTAACGTCGAAAAGCAGATTATCCCGATGCTTTATTTTGCCAATGGCTGCGAGATGAGTGTAGAATGTGCCCACCGTTACGGCTCGACCACTCGTGTCCCTCTGTATGTCTTTGGTTCCAATACCGTCAATGGCGAGGACTCCGATGACATGAAGTGTATCACTTTTAATCAAGCGGTCAAATAAATGGAAGGAAGTCCTATCATACTGGATGTGCTTCGAGATGTAGCATTACCAGCAGTCACAGCAGTTTTGGGATGGTTCGCAAGCATCTGGCGGACCAAGCAGAAGAAGGAGGCAGATGTTCTCCAGAACGTATCCCAGATTCTTGAGATGCAGAAACAGTACATCGCGGACCAGGATATCGAGAATCGTAAGACGCGGGAGTACAACAAGCACCTTGAGAAGAAACTGGATGACAAGCGCGAGTCCATTCGTCGTGCTAATCATTGCCAGTACACTGCCGAGGGCGATGGTTGCCCCGTCCTTCGTCACGAGGATGAACTGGACAGCCAGTGTGAAAACTGCGAATTAAAGAAATTGCATCATGCTCACGGTCCGAATTAAAATAGGAGACGGTCAGATAAAAGACTCCATCGCCGGTTACAAGTTGTGGTACGTTTCGTCGGACCTCCGCTTGGGCGCCGACGTGAAGGACTTCGACACGACCACATACCCTGAGCAGGAAGGCGAGAACATCATCCCGAAGACGGTTGATGCTCCGTTTGATTATAAAGTGAAATTTTACGTCAAGGCCGACGGTTCCCTGGACAACGCCAACACCGTAATCAAGGCTTTCAACGACGCCCTGTACACGGCTGACTCCAATGGAGTCAAGACCTTCAAGCAGGTGTCTTTCTACAATGATTACAAGAAGGTGCTTATCGTGGGATACCCGAAGCCGATAGCCTTGGCCGCCCAGTTCTGGCGTGACAGCAAGGGCAACGATCATGATGTTGTGGTAGTAGAGTGGGTAATCCGCGTGAATAAGCCGAGCCTGTGCAACTTCAATCTTGGAGGAGCACAGCCCGGTTCTGGCTCCGGATCCTAACTCTATGACCTATGATTCCTGGAATAACTGAACATCTCCCCTCTTATGCGACTCTGACGCAAGCGACCGTCTCTTTTGAAGAGATGGGTGATCGCGTTATTACTACGCAGGTGAGGATTGACGGAGATGTGGTTCCGGACTTTCAGGGTACGGAATGGTGGGTTGAGTACAACGGCGAGAAGTTCACGCTGAACACACACACACCCCAGGCAACGAAGGACAATACAACCAGGTGCTCCGTCATCGACCTCACTTTCACGTCCTATCCAATCTCGGAGCTGAAGAGATATTTCTTCATCGAACTATCCGAGGTGGAGGTTGGTACGGTGATTGTGGACAAGTACATTGCCTCCCTGAGGCTGAACGCACAGAACTTTATCACGGCCTTCAATCGTGTTCTCAGTTACTACTTCGGGAACCTCTTCGAGATTCAGGTGGATTCCGGAACTACGCTTGATCCGGAGGTAAAGGAGGTCGAGATTGAGTACACCTATCTGTGGGACGTTCTACCGGCCATCTACGACGTGTACGGACTCATCTGGCGCATTGAGTGGAGTGAAGCCTACCAGAAGTACATCATCCATGTTGGAGGAACTGTTGACACCATCCAGGGCCACATCTTCCAGTATGGATACTCTGGTGGCCTCACCAAGATTGAGCGCCAGTTGCAGGATGCCGACATCTACAACCAGTTGCTTGGCCGTGGTGGCGAGCAGAACCTGCCTTACCGGTACTTCAAGAAGGCAGACCCGAACAACACCGCCTTCGACCCGGACCCTGACGCCTGCGCAGAGTTGGAGAACGTATATTTCGAGCGCCTGCTTGACATCAACTTCCGCTACTATGTGAAGGGATGGCTCCGCAACCCGAACAGACCGGCGAATCCGGATTATCCGGTTCCGTCCACTCCTGAGCCTTACGACGTCCAGTCGCACTGGGCATACCAGAAGGGCTTGACCGATACGAAGTTCTCTCCGGTAGAATATGTCAAGGATGATGATTCCATAGCCGAATACGGAGTCCGCCAGGGCAAACTGGAGGACGATGACACCATCTATCCGACCATCCAGGGTATTACGGTAAACCCTATGGGCCGCGTTGACGAGACGGTGGCCATTGGCACTATAACGGACGGCGATGACGGCGGCGCCTCGCAGGAGACCAGCCTGGATGACATGGTTGTCAACCACAATTTCGCGTCCGGAAACACGCTCAGGTCCCATACCTTCTACGGCCCGGAGTTCAAGGTTCCGAACAACCGCGTTGGCGAGATCCGGTATAACTGGCATCTCGGTTCCGACACGTCCGGCCTTTCCTACCCGAACTACGCCTATTCCTGCTCCATCAATACGCAGTATTCCAAGATTACTGCCATACGCACGAGCGACAACGCTGAGTTCCCCATCACAGCCCTGATGGGCGGCTTCACGTACAAACTCAAGATCGAGGCGTACATCAACGCATACCCGTATGACAAGATGACCATCCGCGAGGTTGGCATCAAGAACGTGCGCCTCATCTCGTCCTATGCTTCTGATGCCGGTGACAACCCCATGACCTTCAAGATCTGGGTAAAGAACATCTGGCAGACCACCCAGGGACAGAACGAGACTGACCTTGAGTACATGAAGCGCGTCTGGGAGCCTATCCTGGGAGACCGCGTTGGCAACGAGGCGAAGATCACTTTCTCTGATGGCTGGATGTCGGCCAGCAGCGACTATGAGTTCACCATTGTGGACTGGCCTACAGTGGATCGCTCCAAGACGCTCAATGGCGTCTCTTCTGAGTGGTGCCTGGTGCTGGCCAAGTCTGATGCAGACTTTGAGTCCACTGGTAAATATATCCCGAACGCTACCAGTCCGAAGCCTGTGGCCGGGGACCACTTCTTCTTCACCGGAATCGACATGCCCCACATCTATGTAGAGTGGGCCGAGAAGAAGGTGAACGAGAACAAGCAGAACGCCCTGGACGCAAAGTCCTATGCTAACCCGACATGGGCGGTCCAGTTGGATACCGTCCGTATCAACACGCTGGCCCAGGATGAGGAAGAGACGCTGATGAGCAAACTCAAGACCGGCGCGGTGATGGAGATTTACGATCCTCGCTTCTCCGGTGGTGAGATTCTGCAACTGGCCATCCGGTCCATGACTATCACGTGGGCCAACAACACCGTGATGCTGCCTACCGTCGAGGTGGTTCTTTCCGAGAGTGTGCTTGGGCGCTCTTCCGGCTCCGAAGCGCTTTCCCCCGAGCAGATCATCGCGAACGTAAACAACATCGTACAGAAGGCCCAGGCTGCGACCAGGGCGATGACGAAATCTTACCTGTCCAGGGAGCATGAGGATACGGCTGTCGGAAAGATCAACATGGCCGCCGGCACCTCCTTCGGTGACTACGCGGAAGGGCTGGCCGGCATGGGAGGTAATATCGACGAGTTTGGCCACGGTGAACTGGACTCCCTGACGCTCCGTAAGTGGCTGGAGGTTCCCGAACTGCGCTATAACAGAACATCCGTACAGGTCGGCAACCAGTGGCGTGCTCCGGGCGGTGGTATCATCGAGCAGGTCTATCCGGACTACGACGATAACGGCAACATGCTGAATACCGGCATCATCTACCTCCACCTGGAGGAAGGCGAGATTGGTCTGGTCGCTCTGGATGACATCTGCATGGGTATCTTCCACGACGGCATCAATGAGCAGACCAACGCTCTCGCAGATTCCGATGACGGTATTGGCAACTTTACCTTCTCTGGCTTCTATACCACTTACTTCCGCGTCACCGAGATTCTGGCCCAGGATAACCACTGCTTCCGCTACGCTATCCGTCCGGCCAGCGCCAGTTGGACAACCACTCACCACCCGTGCGCACAGATGCACTTCGTGGCCTACGGAAACTTCTCCGACACGACCCGCCAGACGTCCCGTTACAGCACCAGGACTTACGAGCGCTACTTGAAGGCGGTCAACTCTTGGGAGTTCACGGCGAACAACATCGGTGCCCAGTTCGGTGACTTGTCGAACCTGAACATCTTCGGCCTGAACATGTCCGGGTATTCGGCTTACCTGAACAACATCTACATGTCTGGCGTGATCAAGCAGTTCGAGGAACTGCCGTACCGGATAGACATTGACACGGAGGGCATGGACACGCTGGCTTACGGTGAGACCTTGCACGTGAGTTGCACGGTGTACAAGGGCTGGGAGGACAAGACCGCGAACGTAGTGGCCTGGGAGATTGAGAGGGATTCCGGTGATCCGGCGGCTGATGCGGCCTGGGCGCTTCTCCCGAAGGTGCAGAACTTCGCCGGTAACATTGATATCGTCCACACGCAGCAATACTCTGACCTGGCCACCATTGGTGTGAGCACGCTGTTCACCATCAGGGCGCTTGTGAACGACGGAACACAGACTGAATACAATTTAACGATATAGAGATATGCAAAGCAACAAGAAACGAATCAGGGTTGACTACGCTCCATTGAACGTAGCCGTTTCCATACAGTGCACTACGCCCACTCGCCCGGCTTTGCAGGTGTTCAATTCTCGAAATGTGCAGAGTCAGTACGAACCGGACCGTGAGGTCAACCCTTCCCAGTTCTGGCCGGAGGTGATTGCCAACGCTGCTGACGGGTCGTGGCACAATCAGTATGCGAACATGCTGCTGACGGAGATGCACTGGTACGTGAACGATGTGGAGATCTCTCAGCATCCTGACTGGCAGGGCAACAACGGTGCCGGTGATGCGAAGTACGAGATTGACACTTCGAGCACCAACTACCGTGGGGCCATCACTATCCGGCAGAACGTGTCTCCGGACAAGCAGTACAGCCTGCGCTTCGAGGGTGTGATTGCTGACAACCGCCTGGGCACGCTGATTCCAATCAAGACGGATGCCATCATCCTCTCGACGGAAGACGTGTCTGAGGACGGATTCAGCATCAGCATCGGCGAGGACCAGATCATCCAGTACAATCCCTTCAAGGACAAACTCCACCTGTACGAATACAAGGTGGCTCACGGGAAGATTATGGCCAGTGCTGCTGCCGAGGCTGCGGCCACTGACGAGAACGCATACAAGCGCACCATCCCGGTCCAGGTGTACAAGGGTGGCGAGGTCATCACGACCGGGTTCACCGTCAAGTTGTACCGGGTTGACGGGGCCAGCACGTTCACGGAACTAACGGCTGCGGCCAACAAGGAGGTGCTGAGCATCAGCAACTCGTCCATCGTCCTGGATCTGCGGCTCATCACCAAACAGGACTTCCTGGTGCGCGCCGTGCTGTCGAACAGCAACCATCCGAACCCGCAGTTGCAGTTCAGCGTGAACCGCGTCTATCAGGACTTCAACCCAGTGCCTATGAACGGCGCGAGCGTCCTTCCGAGCGACACGGAGCGCTACGACGAGGTAATGTGCTCCTCTGACGGCAAAGTGGTGGAGGAGCCTGAGAGCATCATTAAGATCGAATGGTACACGGACACCGTGAACAAACAGCATTTGTACCACAACGAGGGTCAGAAGACCATCTTCATGATCGAGAAGACTGGAATCGGCAAGACCTACAATGATTCCTGGATGGAGATCCAGGCTGAGGGCGAGATCAAGCCAGCCCACGATGTAGCCATCGACTCGAACGGTGACATCTTCGTTGACGAGAACGGTAACACCTTAATCTTCAATTAGTCATGTTGTACATCATAGCAGACCGACAGAAGACCGCTGGCGCCGGTATCTCCATCAAGGGGTGCCGTGTCAACGGCGATCGCGTCATAGTCAACGAGAAGGACCTGAACATCCTGCCCGGAGAGACGCTTGAGGAACGGGCGAGTGTCATCGACGGGAAGATCTATGACGTATTTGAAATCAAGCAACTAATCATAAAAGGAGACTGGTAATGGACAATTACAGCGCACAAAACAGTATCACGGTCAAGCGCCTGCGCAACGGTGATACCTTCTTCATCACTTTCGGTAACAACGGCGTGCCGCTCTACCAGGGCGTTGACCCCGTTACCGGCGTAGTCACCCCGTCCTGGGGAACCGGGACCGGCCAGGTGACTCCTATCATCACACCCCATGTCACGTCGGCCCGTGGCAACACAGTCACGCTGAGCCATCACGCCTGGTCCTACAACAACGTGGCCTTGACCTTCACGGGCAGCACGGTCACTATCGGTGGTGTCGTGTACACGAAGGCCAGCAACGACGGTCGTTTTGCAATGGCCCAGAGTGGCGCCCTTGCAATCATCGGGGACCTGGCGAGCACAACGAACGTGGCCTCCGACTCCCTCACCTATACCTGCGTGGCCGCAGGGGCCGGTGTCGAGTACAACCTGACCAAGAGCGTGGACATTCAGATCCAGAGCGTCGGTGCCTCCTCGTACTACGGCTCGATCAATGCGACCACCGAGCAGTTGACCGCATCCGTCACCCAGACCACCGTGAACACGGCCCTGTACCTGGGTGGAACCGTCCAGAGCGGCTACTACGTGAAGTGGTACAAGGACGATAAGCACTGGTCCGAGAAACTGGGCCAGGCCAGCATCACCGTCACCCGTGCGGACGTGGACGGCACCCAACTGTTCATCGCGGAGTTCTACAAGAGCCAGACGGACTACGAGAACGGAGCAGACCCCATCTACCGGTCCGGTATCCGCATCATCGACACGCTCGATGACTATCACGTGGAGCACCGTTACTGCAACTCAGACGGAACGACCACCGGAACGCCCAACCGCGAGGTTGACGCGAACAAGCCGGTCTATCTCCAGGCTTACGTGGTGAACGTGCGGACCAACACCGAACTGACCACCATCACGTCCGCCCACTGGGTGTCTCACGTCATGGACCCGGACGGCTGGGTGGAGCGCAAGAGGGTTCCCGCCTCCAGTTACAACACCGGGGCCACGAACCTGGTGAGCATAACCACCACGGAGACCGACATCCAGGGCGTCGAGAAGGACGTGGTTGTTGTGTCCGAGGTTGAATGGACAATGTAAACCAATTTCATAAGTTATGGCAAACAAGAATTTAGCAACAGCAACGTCTGTTTCGTCCATGCTGAAATCGAACAGCCTCATCGTCGAGATCGGCGGGTCCATCCGCCGAATCTCGATGGAGGACTTCGAGACGGCCATGAACGAAGGCCAGGCGGAACTTCTCCACCAGGTAGCGTGGGGATTCCCTCTCAAGGACGCAACGCAGACCAGCCCCGCCTGGGGCATGATCGGCAACATCGCGGCTTACAACTCCTACAAGGCAAAGGTGGGCCGGTATCTGATGGATGCCAACGGTCGTGCGGCCAAACTGCACAAGAACAACTCCGGTGTCTTCGCCGACGGTACGACCCTGGACGAGACCAGGGGTTCCGTGGTTGTCATCGCTCCCCGTCTGTACTACCTGGTGGTGACGGACGCCGAGACGAGCATCCCGTACCTGTGGTGCTCAGAGTTCCCCATCTCCGGCCACTATCTCGCGAACGCGGACAATGGAAAGCGGATGGTCATCGGCGCCTACAAAGGCTCCCTGGCCAGCGGAAAACTGGTGTCCCGTTCCGGTGTCACCTTCGACACCTCGTCCAAGACCATCAGCGACTATTTCAGCGCAGCCCAGTCCTTCGGTGCCAACTGGGGCCTCAAGGACTACGACTGCCTGCGCTGGTTCGAGATTATGTGCCTGTCTGAGGCCCAGGGTAACGCAAACGCACAGGCCAGCCTCGGTCAGGGCGTAGGTGGTGCCTCCGGTCTCTCCTGGGATACCGTGAACGCATCGACCGTCCTCAAGACTACCGGTCTGACGAAGGACCTGGGTGATGCCTCCGGTACGGTGGCCATCGCATCTGGTGCCAACGCCGATTCCACGCACGTCTCTGTTCTGGGTATCGAGGACTGGTGGAACCTCCAGTGGGAGTTTGTCCAGGGTATCTTCTTCGGTAACAGCGGCAACTCCGGGCAGGACGGTGACGAGGTGTATATCTACAAGGGCAACCGCCTTCCTTCTTCCTCCGAACTTGCCTCCCATCCGGACGGTGAGTTACGCGAACTGACTCGCCTGACCACCTCGGGATATGTCAAGGTCATGACCAAGGGTGAATACTTCGACATGATTGCCACTTCCGTGACGGGTGGCGACAGCAACAAGTCCTGGTCTGACTACTTCTATGGCAACGCCACAGGCCAGGTCTGCCTTGTCGGCGGCGGCTCGAATTACGGGTCGCAGTCGGGGCCGCTCTGCGTGAACTCGACCTACTCCTGGTTGGGCTCGGCCTCGGCCCTCGGCGCCCGCCCTGCATATTATGGTCCAGTGACCATTGTAGATGGGGCCGATCTGTAAAAATCAGTAGTTCTTTGAAACATCTTTACCAACCCAAATCCACAACGGACGCACGGGGCAGTCGCTCCTAAGGCGGCTGCATCCGCGCCCGATTTGTGGTAGGCAGGAGGGGGTATAGTACGCTCGGTGGTTCCAGTTCTTTCGGTCTGCCTCGTCGGCGGTGGCTCGATTATCGGGTCGGAGTCGGGGCCGCTCTACGTGAACTCGAACAACGCCTGGTCGAACGCGAACTCGAACATCGGCGCCCGCCATACAAAGTGAAAACCCTGTTTCATCGCCTTGCCGGATAGACACCGGCCGGCGAACCTCCTCAGCCTTGACCCCGGCGGCAGGTCGCGCCGGAGAGTCAGAACATCTCGTATGCGGGAGAGCGGCCCGGAGGTATGGGCCTGCGAGCGGGGCTAATGTAGGTTTGTCCGAGCGTGTGGTTCCCATTGACCGGCGCATTGTAAGCGTCGTGCGTGGAACCCCGATGGGTACTCTCGAACGTCCCGGGCAGTATCACTATTGCAGGGAATAAAAAAATGCGTATCTTTGTATGACGAAAAAAGTAGGGCATATCCTGGAGAAGGTTGCGGACGAGGATAACTTGCGGTTAGCCATCCAGCGCTCTCAGAAAGGCGGCAAGGCCAAGCGGTCGAAGAGGAAAGGAAATTATTGACAGTTACCGGGGCTTGTGCATGTATGGAGACTGCGCCCAACTCTGGAAAACAATAACAGGACAACCAATCATGGGATTCGCTGAGAAAGGAATATCTATCGAGAAGGCCAGTTCAAAGGACGGGAAGAAGTTCTTTGAGTGCCGGAAAGGTAACATCCTTGAGGTGCTGAACCAGCGCCTCACGGTCCTTGATTTTGAGGCCAACGTGCCAACGCCGGACCTGCGGGACCCGTCCAAGATGAACACCGACCGGTACATGGTCATGGTGAAGAAGGAAGACGGAGAGAAGATTAAGTTCACCATCAGTTCGTTCCAGATGAAGAACATCCTGGATGACTGCCGGAAGGCAGAGCAGGCCGGTCAAAAAGTGTTTCCGGTCGAAAACGTGGGCATCACCCGCGTCGATCTCGGAAGAGGAAAATTCACGTACAAATTTATAGACTTATGAAAGTATATGCTGATTACAACGGGGAAGTCCCCGCTGGCGTCGTAGTGCTCCGCGAGGGCGCTATCACCCGCATCAACTTCGATTACGACACGGAGACCAAGGAAGTGGACGGAGAGGAAATTGAAGTCCTGGTCTTCGAGAACGTGGACATCGAAGGGGCCGTCGAATACGGCAAGATCGTGTCTGCTATCGTCCGCGACAAGTTCCCTCAGGACCAGGTGGAGGCTATCCTGGCCAATGGCTCCGATACTCCCGAACACGCCGCCGAACTGGAGGCTTTCCAGGAGTGGAGGGCTAAAGCAAAGGAGATTGCCCATGTGGTCATGGATTCTCTCGATAATTAGGAGTCTTATGGCAGGCACGGTCAAGGTTAAAGGCAGTCAGACTGTCGCAAGGGCCAGAAAGGGTGATACCGGAAATGGAGGTATTACCTATCGTATTTCTCTCTGGGAAGACGGAAAGGAATACAGGAACGACTCTTCTCTTGAGACGGATGGTGTTCGCATAATTGACGTGGCTTGCAATATGGGAATGGCTATGATTGGCGATTCGTCTTTCGTGGCCAGAAAATGCAAGATTACACACCAGGCCGACCATCAGTTGATTCCTCTCAGTGACAACACGTACTGGGAGGATGTAAACCAGTTCCAGCCGATAGTAACGCCGGTTCTTCTGGCGCAGGCAATATCAGCAGACTATATCGACGTGAATAGCCTTGTAGCAAAACACGTTCAGGTCAAAAATGGTGATACCGTTGTGGCAGACATGGGCGGTGATACGAACTATCCTCTTTTTCTCGGTTCAACGCTTGCTGCTAATGCAAAAACCAAATTTGATAAAAATGGAAATCTATTTTGCAATGGCGGTGAATTTGCTGGAGGTCTTCGCATACCGTTTGTGGCTTTAGGTAATTCCGATTTAACTTATATGTATTCTGAGGTCGTGAACTATGGCTCGTCTCATAATACAACAGAAAATCATTATCAGTTGAAATCCACGTCGGCAAAATTTATTGACTTGACCGGCCAGGTGTCACAATACAGCGATGGTGTTCATATTCATATACCGGCGAACAGCGATCTCGATGGATGTAGGTTTTCTTTCCTTGTCCCATATTTCCCGTTTGGTTATGATTGGGGTGGCGGATTACATATAAACGTGACAAGTGGCGGGTATATTTGCAGTGACGCCATAAATATAGAGAACCAAGCATACATAAGGACGTCATTGAGTACGTATCGTAGGCCGAAAAACGGAGGGTTGATTGAGGTCGTTATTCGAGTGAATAACAGCCAATCTTATGCCTTTATTACGTCTGGAGATATTCCTAATTTACCTTGGGCTACGATAATTAGTAACATATAAAACATAGAAACAACTCACATAAATATGAAAATCTGGGTTGACAATGGCCACGGAATAGATACTCCCGGGAAATGTTCCCCGGACGCTTCCAATGGCCTCAAAAACAGCCCGCTCTACTTTCGCGAGTATGAGTGGGCGCGTAAGTGTGCTCAGGGCATCGTTTCTGTTCTCACGTTTGATGGATATGATGCAGAACTGCTCGTACCGGAAGACAGGGACGTCTCCCTGGAGGAGCGTGTGCGCCGCGCAAACAAGGTAAAGGATGCCATCCTGGTTTCCGTCCACGTGAACGCAGCCAAGTCGGACCGGCAGTGGCATGACGCCCAGGGATGGTGCGTCTATACGTCACCAGGGAAGACGAAAGCGGACGATCTGGCCACCTGTATCCATGCCGTTGCCGTCACCGAATTGGAGAAGGCAGGCTACACCAAAAAGTTCAAGAATGGCGGGAAGCAGAAGCCTATCAGAACGGACTATACCGACGGAGATCCTGACATTGAGTCTGCCTTCTACATCCTACGCCACACGTCATGCCCTGCCGTTCTCACAGAGAACCTGTTCCAGGACAACAAGGATGACGTTGAGTTTCTGAAATCCGATGCCGGCCTGGGCGCCATGATCCATATTCACGTCCAGGGCATTGAGGACTATATTGCCAAATATGGAAGGAAGTAGTCAGATAACGAAGGTAACACCTGGCATGGTATTCAACGTCGTTGGGTACGATGCCAGGCTCCTTTGCTTGACGTTCAACCTCGCCACAAGGATTCCATCTTAAAAATCGCATAACTATGGTAAAGTACAAATTCAGCGGCGAGGACGGCTCGGTCCTGACCATCTACGACAGTTATACTGTCCCGAAAGCGGATTTCCAGAAGACGCTCAACCAAATCAAGTCCATCCACGGAAAGAAGAAGATCTTCGAGCGGACGGACAATTCACTGAAAAAGGAGTGGGCGACTCACAATGCCCTATATGGCCTCCACTACAAGCGGAGTCAGACGAAGGATTGTGACTTCGACAACCCCTGTGACAAACCCGAGTGGCTTTACTGCGTCATCGGTACGCTGGTGTGGCCATTCATTAAATAATCTCAACTATGCTCAAAAAATTCGGTTATTTCTTTGGCCTTTGCGCCTATGCCGTGGGCGCCATCGGTGGCTTCGGCTACGCAGCCTACTGCAAAGCCTGGTTCATCGCCATCTGTGTCGTCGCTTTGGCCGCAATGGCCTTCCCTACGGCCAAGAAGTTCTTTAACGGTCTCATTGGATAATGGACAAGGTTAAAGACGTCCTCATCTTCCTTGGAATCCTGCTCCTGCTTTTCGGGGCAGGTTTCCTTTCTGGGCGCAGAAACGCGCTCAGGAACATTCCCGTGCCGCAGAAGGACACTGTTACCATCCGCGACACGATAACCGACTACAAGCCACAGGAGACGTCAATTCCGGCCGGATTCAAACTCGTCCCCGTTTCTCAGATCGAGGATTACGAGAAGGCCCTGGCCGAGTTCCGCGATTCTCTGTCTGCAAAGCCGAAGATCGTCACGTACCACGACACCTCTTACATCGCCGTCCCGATATCCAGGTATCACTTCACGGACAACAAGACCTACGAGTGCGAGGCTACTGGATATGATGTGAAGATGCTTTGGCACAAGTCCTTCCAGGAAACGAAGTATATCACCGATACCTATCCGGTTCCACCGAAGTTCGCGTTGTCTCCCTTCGTGGGCGGCCGCCTCTACCTTCCCGGGACTTTCTACCTGGGGGCCGGCATCCGGGCGGACTTCTGGTCCGGGCGCTGGCAGTTCTCGCCGTCCGTCGGCTACGGCATGACATTCGCCGACAAATCCTTCCAGCATGGCTTCTCGGCCGAGTTTACGGCCTCCTACAATCTGATTCTTAGGTAATGGGTAAAGCAGGCGTCAAAATAACGGCAAGGTCCGGCAAGAGTGGCACGAAAGTTGCAAGTAGCACTATTCGTGTCACCGGCGCCGCTGGGAAGCCAAAAGGAAAAAGGATGTTCCAGACAAAGGCGCAGTTGACCGTAAGGGTAGAGACTACGCAGAATGGACAACCAAGACCGAAGAGCAGATCTTAAAAGACTCGTTGATACGTTGCGCCGTGTAACAACAGCGGTGCAAGTTCTTCCTTTCGTCTATTCAGCGCTCAGCATCGTCACTCTGTCCGTCTATAATTTCATTCCAGAGGAGGCCCAATCGCAACTTGATACACTGTTCTACATTTCCCCTGTTTGTATCGTTGCGTTTTTAATTCTATCCAAACTCCTCCGCCTTTGTAAATGGCACAAGACAGCATGTATTCTTCCCGCAATTCCGCAAATTGTGGGCTTTATTGATTGCTATATCATAACCCTGACCGTATCGGAAGCATATATTATTAACGCGGTGATTATTGTTATGACTGTATTGCTTCTGATCGCGGCCTACAAAGTCTTTTTCAGATAATGGACGAGAAAATCGATTTCATCCTGGAGGTGTTCGACCTCCTTCGCGCAAAATTCAAGCGCGGTGATTGCACTAAGGAGCAGACAGACGCCATGTACCGCGTCCTTTCCGAAAACCTTCCAATCTGGGCCACGTCCGACGAGTTGGCCGAACACTACGGCAAATCGAAGGCTGCTGTCAACGGCATCATCAAGCGCAAGATGATCCCGAAGCCCCGGAGGAACGTCAGCATGTACTCCTTCAACGTCTTCCACAAACTTGTACCTAAGAACTGGACAAAACATCACTGATTGTCAGCGGCTTATCTTTATTTCGCCCACTCCTTCATAGGGGTGGGCTTTTTGCTGACCTTTGTATCGACGATAGCGCTATTCGTGGACCTAATTATTTAACAAAAAAGCTATTTACTATGGCAGAAGATAAAACCATCATCATGCCCGACAACCAGAACAATGGTTGGGGCAACATTCCCCTCGCCTTTGCGCTGAATGGCAACAATGGATTCGGTTGGGGTAACGGCTTCGGCTTCGGCGGTGGCGGTTTCCTGACCGGCATCCTGGGTGGCGTCCTCGGTGGACTGATCCCTGGATTCCTTGGTGGCAACGGCTTCGGTTGGGGCGGCAATGGCAACGGCAACGCTGCTGCGTCGCTCGGCGCCCAGGCTACGGCCAACGCGAACACCGACCTTATCATCCAGGCCATCAACGGCACGGACTCCGACGTCCGCCTGCTGGCTTCCACGCTGAACAGCGACATCGACAGCGTGCGCCTGGCCATCAACACCGTGCAGGGCGCAATCGCCACTGTCGGCGCCAACCTCGGCCTCACCGGCCAGCAGGTAATCAACGCCATCCAGAGCGGCAATGCAGCCATCGCCAGCCAGCTTTGTCAGTGCTGCTGCGAGATGCGCCAGCTTACCGTCGAGCAGGGCTATCAGAATCAGATTCGCACCATCGAGCAGACCAACACCCTCGGGTCCCAGGCTGACCGCAACACCGCCTCCATCGTAGGCGCCATCAACGGTCTCCACACCGACATGACCCGCGAGTTCTGCGCCGTGAAGGAACGCGAGATGCAGGCCGAGATCAACCGTCAGGCAGAGATTATCACCCAGCTTCGCAACGAAGCCGATAACGCCCGCCAGACCAACGCGATTGCGGCCATGCTCAGCCCCATTGCCCGCGAGGTGGATGACATCAAGTGCAAGATGCCCCAGACTGTTCCCGTCCAGTGGCCCCAGTTGGCCGCTGTGAACACCACTCCCTACGTGAATGGTGGCTTCTACGGAGGCTGGAACGGTTATGGCGGTTTCGGAGGAAACGGTTTCGTATTCTAAGGAGGGCAATGCTATGTTCGGATGCGTTAATGTAACGACGAACGCGAATGGCATCCCGTATCTTCGCACTACTGGTGTGACGGTCGGTTCCGACGCGGTGGATTTCACTCTGGGTTTCCGGAGGATTCCACCGGTCGGATACCTGACCATCAACATAGCAGACGCGATTCCAGAGGGTACGACCGGAACACTTCCGGTACGCCTGACGCTCAACGGGCAGACCCGTGCGCTGACGTCTTTCGGCGGGGTGGCAGTCACAGCCGCCGACCTGACAGGAACCGGCATTATCACAGTCTTCTACGACTGGTATAACGGTGTCCTTCAAACAACTTCACCAATCATTTAACAACAAACAACCATGCTCAGTAATTTACGTCCTGGGACGCCGGTGTTCGTCATTTTCAAGAATGGCCCGAGCGTCGCAACCGCGAAGGTCGCACAGCTAAGCAGTCAGTACCCTCCGCAGTTCAATTTCCAGATGCCGCAAGGCGGTATCAATAGTATGTCCCCGATGTTTGATCTCACGCTCGAAATGAACGGGAAGACCGAACTGTTCCAGAGGATTCCGACCAACGTTTCCATAGCCGAATTCCCCGACAGGGGCATTATCCTCAGCGAGACCAGAGATGGTGTCCTGAATGAGATAGGGGCTATGCGGAGCCAGGCCGCTTCCGAACTGGAAAAGAGGGGCTTCTACGAGAAGACCGTGAGCAACTGCGATGCGATTCTCCTTGAATTCCACCCGGAAATGAAAAGGGAGCGCGAGCAGTCTGCAAAGATCAACAAGCTGGAGGAGCAGATTGCCGGAATGAGCGACCAGATTGCGGCCTTGACCGGGATGATCTCGAAGACCCTGGGCAAGAAAACCAAGGAGGAATAAAAATGGGATACCGAGTTTACGATTTTGGCCGCAGGGAGCACAGCGGCTCCGAGGCCGAGGCTTTCTTCCGTGCGGCAGAAAAGGCCCGTGCAGCCGTCGAGGAAATGCACGACCTGGCCTGCGAAATGGAAGACCGCTACGGCGAGCGCTTCTACGGGATGCGTAACGACGGATACGGCATGAGGGAGAACTACCCTATGCACGATGGCTACGGCGAACGCGGAATGTGGGGAGAGCGCCGGATGCGCGACTCTCGCGGTCGGTTCATGTAGAAACAACCGGGGCGGGGAAACTCGCCCCTTAAAAAGAAACAACTATGTCAAGGTTAGACTCTTACGACATACTGCCTCAGGGTATGCGTGAATACCTGTCGTTTAATGACTTTCACTTCTCAAAGCCCATGTATCGCTGGGCTGTTTCCATGATGACGGACCAGAACGGGAAGAAGGCCGAATTCATGGAAAAGGAGCAGGTGATGGACGTCCTGAAACGGATCTCCGTCACTGTCGAGAAAGATATGGGGTATGACATCCCGTATGTTTATGCCATGGCCCGCTCGGACTACTTCGGCTCCTCGATCACCGACGAGGCCCACCTGGCGAAATTCGTCAAGGACTACATCGACGATCCCGACGGCTATGAGACGCGGGCTTTCGACGAGTTCCTGGCAAAACTGAACGCGAAGGGCGTTTCCGTTCCCTGGGAGGACCTGCTGTAATGATTGAAAGGCTCGTCCATATCCGGCGCTGGGATGTATTGTTCCTCTTCTGTTTTGACACAAGGGACCTGGAACGCATCCAGTCGGCCCTGCTCTGGGCAGACGCGCCAGATTCTATCATCCATCAGGTGTCAGAAAACGTCCGGGCCGGATATTTGAACGAGGGATTCACTTACAGCAATCCTCCCATAAGGAGGACGGTTTATGGCGTCGGGATGGCAAGCTCCGGTCCGCAGGTACTTGACTCCATCGTGCATGAGATAATCCATATCATACAGCACGTTGGGCAGGAGGATGGGATGGACCCGTATGGCGAGGAGGTTGCCTATCTTGGCGGCAATATATCAAGGGAAATATCAGACATTGTGTGTCAACTCTCGTGCCCGCATTGTCACGACCCGCAGATGTGATATCTCCGGGAAGAAGCCCCACCAGTTTTTGCGGTCTGGCGGGGCTTCTCTTTATTCAGGCTTGGCGGAGCGGTAGGCTTCAACCTCCTTCTGATACTCAGGCGTGTTGCAGAATCCGCAGCATCCCATCTCGGGGCAGAACCCTCGATAGACGCACTGTCGGACCATGACGGTGGCCAACTCTGGGTCAACTTCCTTCATCTTGTCCTTGACCATCTGCCACGCCTCTCTCGTTTCTTTCGACGCCTTGTTGCAGAGGCGCTTTCGTGAGATGTTGATGACGGCCTGGGCGTTGACGTAAAAGTCCTGGTCGTTAGGAGACCCTTGCGGCATCTCGTCCCTTGGAACCGGATTCTTGCGCCGGTCATCGCGCTGGGAGTGGATAAACGGAAGGATGAATGGGTGCCTGAGCAGATGAACGCCGATCCACTGCTTCAAGTCCTTGAAGGCGATTCGGTATTCCACAAGTTTGATCTGACTGTGCTCTGCGAACAGGCTTTTCAGTTTGAACTCGCGGCTCGGTTCCTTGTCGAGCGGTTCCTTGCCAACGGTGCGACGGGCCGCATTGAGCGCCCTCTTCCAGGAGGTCTCCTGTGTTACTTCTACTTCAAGCGCCATAGTCCTGCGGTTCAAACGATTCGACATACAGGCGGGCGGTCTTGTAGCCGGAGACCATCTGGAAAGCCTCGATGGTCTTCTGCTTCGGCCAGTTCTTGCCGATTTCAATCTTGTAGAGGGCCGTAGGCGTGATGTTGAGGGCTTGGGCCAGGGAGCGCTGCGTGATGCCCTTCTCCTCCCTGAATTTCTTGAATACCTTTCCTATGTTCATAGTGTCTGCTGGATGCCGCACACGTGCAGGATCCGCTGCAACTCGTGTACGTAGTTGATGTCTGTCTCCACCTTCGTCCCGTCCCGGTCGAACGAGATGTGGAAGTAAGGAATCCTCGACGGATAGTTGCACGGGGACCAGGCGATTGTGTCCGGCGTCGGAAACTCTATGGCCAGCGCTTCCTCGGACAGAGGGAGCGGTTCAATGTTGCTTCCGTTGCTCACGTATGGACCAGGCTTGTGCGGCCCGGGATTCACCGGAGAATACATGATCCGGTCCTCGGTGAGGCTGACGATTCTGGACGGAACCATCTGGCCGTAGAAGGGGGCCAGAACCAGGTCGTTGATTTGCAGTTCGGTAGGTTTCATCCTACATGTTTGCTATCTGGTTAATGACGCCTTCGATGGCCGCTTTCTGGTCGCGTACCTTCTTCTTGAGAAGGCCGTTGGCATCGGCCCGGTGCGCCTGCATCTCGAACTGAGGGATGAGGTTCAGGAGGCCCTGGATGATAGCGGCCTTGGACAGGTACTCCACGGTGTTCTCCTTGGTCATATCGTCCTGCTTCCTGTCGTATGCAGAACCGACAAAGCCGTTGTCATAGGCTCCTTGCAGTCTCACGAAAATCTTCGCGGGCTTCTTCACTTTGGGTGCTTCTTCTTGTTTCATAACTTCTTAAGATAAAAATTTTTCAAAACTTCCTCGGTTATAATACCCTCGCCCTTGAAGGACCGCAGGTGCTTGAACACCTCATTCACGTAGTCCATGTAGGGCGAAATGTCGGCCAGGAGGAGCACGAACCGAGCCAGTTCATTGGCCTGCTCCTGCCAGATCTGGACGTCCTTGTAGTTACGTTTCGACTCGTGCTCGTATATGTCCTGGCAGAGGTCTTCATTCAGGATGCAGGCGGTCTTCACGGCCTGCATGTAGCGGTTGAAGGTCTGCTTCTTCTGCTGCTTGAAGCACTCCTTGTTCTTTGCCATCCGGCGCTCGCAGTCCCTCATGATGAGGTCCATCGCCTGAGACATTAAATAAAGGCTGTTGGTCATCAGCCCAATGGTATCAGTCTCATTCATGCTCTATGAATTTCCAGCGAAGTATCTTCATGTCATCTGGTATGCCAAGCCAGCCACCTTCCCATATTCCCGCTATCTTCGGAACGTAGATCCACCAGCGTTCGTCGCAGTCGTACATCAGCACAACGTAGCGGCAAAATTCAAGGCCGGAAACCTCACAAAGGTAGTAAAAATTTCTGGTACTATCGTCAGGTTTCGGAGGCGCGTATTCCTCAAAATTGTGCCAAGGGTTATTCATGTTTCAGTTCTTTATAGTCTCTGTAAATCATTCCGAGGCGGGCGCAACGGAGCATCTTATCCTTCGCGCTCAGACACGGGTTGTTCTGCTCAACGTCGGCCACGATTCCAAGCGCTACGGCCTCCATATCAGCAGGAGAAAGGCTGGTATTACGCCAGCCTTCTGCGGTTGCGGGAATAGGTACGTATGCCATACTACAAACTCTGAACGTATTCCTTCATGTCTGCTACGTAGGTCTCTCGCTCCTCTTTCTCGATGTCTTTCAGTTCATCGTACAACTCCTCATCGAAGATGTCCGCGACGGCATCGTCCAGAAGTTCTATAAGTTTCTCCGGCTTCACGGCATCCAACTCAACCTGGCCCAGGCCGTCCCAGTTGGCAGAGCGGGAGTCCGTAACCTTCGTGGGAGCGGGCGGCAGGTGCCAGGCAATCACCTGGTCCTCGACGAGGCTGATGCGGCGAACCTCGATCTCCTCGCACCCGAGTTTCATGATGTTCTCCTTGAGCGCTCTCGGGATGTCCTCTCCGGACGGATCGTAGTCACCGAAATAGAGGATGATGGGCATCTTGCCGTGGTCAACAGCCTCCTGGAAGCGGATAGCAGCGTCGTGCAGGAAGGTGAGGGATGGGTAGCCCTTGCAGGCGCCAAGCGCAATTCCATGAGCGAGGCACGGCTTGTAGAAGACGCCCTCCAGGGCCTTCTTCTCGATGAATACCTCCGGGTAGTACGGCTGATTCTCCCACTTGTTGCGGTAGTAGTGTTCCATCCAGAGTTTGATCTGGCGCTTCGCCGTGGACTCTTCCTCCTCCAGGTCAACCGGATCGGCGATGGTGTTGCAGGCCAGCGCACGGTCGCGGTCACTGAAAGCGTCGAACCGGATGATGCCGTCCCATCTTGCCTGGCCGGTAGCAGCCACGACCCTCTTGTAATGCTGAATGTCATTCGTCATCCCACGGCTCACTAACTGGTAGTGAAGTCCACGGATGGTCAAAACACCTGGCTCATAGTTGCTCAGAATGTCAACTGAGTTCTCGATGATCCAGTCTCTCGTAAAAATGTCTTTAGTCCTTTGTGCCATTATTCTTATCCTTAAAGTGTTGACAAATATGGTCCAGTTCTCCGCACCGGTAGTACAACTGGATGCCATGATAAACCTCCTTCGGGCGCATCTTACATACCCAGGCGTCATAGTATGCACCCCTCTTATTCCGGCCCTCGATGCGGTTCTTGCAGTCCCGGCAGCGCTTGTCATCCGGCGCTATCCCTCTCGGTATGTACGGAACGACGTGGAGTACGCCATGAAGGACATAGCCCCTATAACCTGGCGCCATCCGGTAATCTCCCGGGCCAAGAATCTGTGTCTCGCTCGCTTTCATAATGCAACTATCGTGCCAACTTGCGCCCCTTCCTGTACGTCACCGTAACGAACTGGCCGATGCGAAGGTCGTGGCCTGGAAGTTTGAGCGCGTGAATTACCTCGTGACCCTCCGGATACCGGAAGGATAGTTCAACGATGTCATCATGGCATACGTCATAGACCATGCCAAGAGCCTCGAAGATGATGTCTTCGTCCTGGGCCTTCATCTTCTTCGGGCCGAGCAGGAAATTCAGCAGTTTTCTCATGGCTTCTTGATTCTAAAGATGATATCGCACTCCACCGGATCATTCGTCCACTTCACCGCGTCCCCGAACATGTCGCGGTGCGGTAGTTCCAGTTTATTGTACGGGTTGAAACACCGGCCATGCGGCCATGGATTTTCCCTGGACCACCAGACGTCCCGGTTTCGTTCCGGTTCCTCCCTGAAAAAATTTTCCTTCTTGTTTCTGTCCTTGGCCAGGTAGCCATGGATGGAAACCTCTACGTATTCCACCTTCTGTTTTTTGTGGAAGAGATTCTTAAAAAACTTAATCATTGTCAATCAGTTCTACGGTTATTCTTACTTTTTTCATCCGATACTTATCAAGCCTCGTTCCATCTGCGGGTAGAGGAACCTGATTGAACGGAAACAAAATGTCACGACCTGAACGAACGTGAACCTCCGGGCCTATCTGAGGATCCATCCACTGAAAGCCCGTAATGTGTCCTTCCGTCTTTGATATAATCATTTTACGAGTTCAAATTCATACGCATACACATAGGGATTGGACCCCCATGTTCCATTTCCGGACACCTTGTTGATGAGGACTGCGAAGGCATCGCGTGGAGTCATTGCGTACCATTGTGTCGTTTTTCCTCCCCATCCTTCAAAGGAATAGAAACCTTGCGGCACCTTTACAATCCCTTCCTTCATGCAGTCCTCATCGCTGATGTCCTTGAGCCTTTCCACCTTGATGTTCGTAATTCGGATTTGGTGAGGCATCATTGTCGGGTGAACAAACATTTTGTTCTTCCATCCTGCGTGGTACATTATTGGGGCTTCAACATATCCGAGAACCGGAAGGCCATCAGAAAAAGGAAGGATAGTAGGTTCCTTGATGTAAATAAACTGTAACATGTGCGGGTCATTTCCCGCATCCATATAACTCTGCGCCACGGCAACGACCTCGCCGGGCTTGAAAGAGGAAAACTCCAACAATGAATCTTCCACCGAAAGAGCATCGAGCGTATTATCAAAGTATTCTTGACGATACAAGCACGCCTTTTTGTTGATACACGCCGATACCGCTCTCCTCGTCATAGTCTTGCGGCCATCAAGGACGGCCTGTGTCAGACCGTACTGGTCATTGAACATTATCTTCTGCATGACTCTTTTCGTTTTTACTGTTGTCAATTACCTTGATAAACCGAATCGCCGGTACGAACCCGATGAGGATCACCAGGCCAAGCCAATGCCAGAAGTTCGTGAAAAAGAACTCGCAGAGATACTTAACTGTTTCCATGCTCCTGAACAAATTTTACACACTCATACATACTATGCTCATGATAGAAGTTGCTGGCCGCTTCCCGGCTCCCGAGAATATCTTCCAGATCGTCCAGCAAATAGCACGCCGTCTGGTCAGGTCCGCATCCCTCGTCATCGTATGGCTCGCGGTTCGACATCTCATAATCCGTACACTCCTCATGGGCCTTGAAGTCACAGAATCCATCATAGTCGTTGACCTGATGGAAATACCTGGTGCCCGGCTCGATGGCGCATCCGCAAATTTCGCAGACGTGCGTCTTCCTGGCTACCGGGTGGTCAGTGCGAATTATTGTCATCGCTTGTGCTTTTTGCGTTTCTTCTTTGGCGCAGTGTAGTTGGACCCGCGCCCTTCCTTGATTTCACCCGGAAATGTAACCTCGCAGAAGTTCATCCGGTACTTGAGAGAGGCCGAACACTTCTCGGCCCCGTAGTTGCTTTTCGGACAGCAATCACACCCCATCGAACAGCCCTCCTCCTTCCTTCTGGCTCTTTATCTCGGCGTCCACGATCTTCTCCAGTCGCTTCGATTCGTCCAGGTCGTACTGCTTCCGGAACGTGAAGAAATTGCGCTGGTGTTCGCGCATTTTCTCCACCAGGTCAACAAATTCCTTGTAACTCATTGGTCTCTCAATTCTTCTTGGAAAACCCAGTCGCGAAGTTGGTCGAAGGTGTCGTACAGTTGCTCCTCGCAGAAGCCCTGATACCGGTCAATGCCTTCAAGGTAGTATGTTACCCTTCCGAAATTCTCCGATCCGCCATTGGCGTCAATCTCTGCACCCTGGATGGTTATCTTTCGGATGGCTACGCGCTGAGGAAAATTCTCAACCATAATCCATACCTTGTCTCCGACTTCGTATTTGGTCTTAATATTGAACTCCATAACTGAAAGAAATTGGGGCGGCGGCGCGTGTCATAATGGTCTGATTTCACGGATTGTATTTTAGCGTAAAGTAACGCACCTGCCTGACTCACGCCAGGCTTTTCCGCCCCAGGTTAAACTATTCCTCCTCGGGTTCCTCCTCCATGCCGGGCAGGGTGGCATCCGTAACGATGGGCATGATGATAGCCATCGGGCCGGCCTTCTGGTCTTCCTCGTTGGTGGAGCGGATAAAAATCTTA